CTCAATCACATCAATAGATGTTAGTTGGTGAATATCATCGTAGAATGGACTTTCATCATCAAACAAAGTTGTAGTAGTGGTCGTTGTTTTTGGTTCTGTCTTGAACTCGTATTTTTTCAAACCTAATTCTTTAACCATATTTTTTCCTGCAACAATCGATCTCTCAACATCATCAATACAAACGAATTCATTTGCTGTGTGCATGTTATAGTAACCACAAGACATGTTGATACAAGATAGGTCAGATAGTTGTTTAATCATCATGATATCTGTGTATGGGTGACTTTGAACCATCATCTCATTTTTAAACCCATCTGTGATTGCTCGTAAAGAAAGATCAAAGAACTCACTATCTTTATCGAACAATACAGTTCCCATACAACTGTAAGAAATTAAGTGATCACCAGGTGCATCGTATTGTGTACAATAACCAACATCTTTTAAAAACTCTTTATCTACCAATTTTGACCCATGACAACCTGTTTCTTCTGATACGAAAAACGCAACTTTAACTTTGTCTAATTGAGAAAGTAATTCTAAACAAATGTAGATTCCACATTTGTCATCACCACCAATACCTGTTGGTTTCCCGTTTTTATCGTATGCTTTTAGACACAATACTTGTTCTGAACCAAAGTCTTTTCCGAATGTATATGGACGAAGAAGGTATTCTTCTTTTACATCAATAAGGTCAACAAGTTCGTGAACTGTGTCGGTGTGAGAAATAAACATTGGGTAAAATTCTCCTTCACCCAATGTTCCTTTGACCGCATATATGTTGTTATGTTGATCACGATTGAAAGTAACTCCCTCCATACCCTCAAGGGTGGAAAGTATGTAATCAACCATCTTACTTTCCTTATAGGTCTTAGTAGGGACAGATAAGAGTTCTTTAAATTTATTTAGATTCATTTCAAATTGTTTCCACAAAGATAGTTGAATAATTGTTAATAAAAAAATTATTCTTTCTTTTTTCTACCTCTTTTTGGTTTTTCTTCTTTATTAGACACAACAATCTCATCATTTTCAACTTTCAAGACATAATCTTTGTTTTCTTCAATCTCCATCATCAAGATTTTTTCAGAAATTAAATCTTCAATTTTATCTTGGATTGATCTTTTGATTGGTCTTGCTCCGAATGTTTCATCAAACCCAACTTTTGAGATGTAATCGATTAAATCTTGTTCGTAAGTAAAATTGTATTTTTTCTCACTAACTCGTTTCAATAATTTATCAACTTCTAATTTTGTAATTACATCAATATGTTTCTTTTCAAGTGAATTGAAGATAACTACATCATCGATACGATTTAAGAATTCAGGAGCGAAGAATTTACTTAGTTCTTTTTTAAGAATTTCTCTTTTTTCTTCTTCTCTAACCGCGTCACTCTTACCTGTTTTAAATCCAACACCAACACCAAAGTCTTGTAATTTTTTAACACCAATATTGGAAGTCATAATGATCAAACAGTTCTTGAAATTGATTTTACGACCCAATGAATCCGTAATGTGACCATCATCTAATAACTGAAGAAGTGTTGAGAAAATGTCTTTGTGGGCTTTCTCGATCTCATCAAACAATACAACAGAGTAAGGTTTGTTTTTAACTTGTTCTGTTAACTGACCACCTTCATCATGACCAACGTATCCTGGAGGTGAGCCAATTAAACGAGAAATGGTGTGTTTCTCTTGGTATTCACTCATGTCCACACGTATCATGTTATCTTCACTACCAAAGATTTCTTTTGCTAATTTTTTTGCTAAGTATGTTTTACCAACACCTGTTGACCCTAAGAAAATAAATGAACCAATTGGTTTATTTGGATCTTTAATACCCATTCTATTTCTACGAATGGCTTTGGTAATTTTGGAAACAGCCTCTTCTTGACCAATCACTTTTGAATTTAGGTTATCATTTAAATTGATTAAATTATTTCTCTCGTCAAGATTGATATTCGAAATTGGAATTTTAGTCATATTTGAAACAACCTCATAAACCAATTCTTCAGGGATGGTTCTTTTACTACTTTTAAGGTGTTCCTCGAATTTTTTCTTTTCTTCCTCAAGTTTGGCAATCACATTTCGTTCACGATCACGAAGTTTTGCTGCTTTTTCATAATCCTGTCTTTTAATTACGTTCATTTTTTCTTGTTTAATCTTATTAGCCTCCTCTTTCAAATCCTCAATAACTTTAGGAAGTTTAATGTCAATTTGCATTCTTGCACCAACCTCATCCAAGATATCAAAAGCCTTGTCAGGAAACTCACGATCTGTGATATAACGATCTGCCAACTCAACAAATGTCCATAATGTTGTATCATCATAAGTCACTTTGTGGTGATCCTCATACTTTTCTTTACTCATCTTCAAAATCTCAAATGTTTCCTCTTTTGAAGAAGGGTCAACCACCACTTTTTGGAATCTTCTTTCTAACGCACCATCTTTCTCAAAGTTTGTTCGGTACTCATCTAAAGTAGTTGCACCGATACATTGAATCTCACCTCTGGAAAGTGCTGGTTTGAGGATATTTGATGCATCTAATGAACCTGAACTGTTACCTGCACCTACGATTGTGTGAATTTCATCAATAAATAAAATGATGTTTGGTGCCACCTGAAGTTCCTCAATAATAACTTTCATCCTTTCTTCAAATTGACCACGATACTTTGTTCCTGCAACCAAAGAATTCATATCTAAAGAAACAATTCTTTTATCTATTAAATTCTTAGGGCATTCACCATCATGAATCATCATTGCAAGACCTTCGACAATTGCAGTTTTTCCCGCCCCTGGTTCACCAATAATAATTGGGTTATTTTTCTTTCTTCGAGATAGAATCTGAGCAATCCTTAGGATTTCTTTTTTTCTACCAATCACAGGGTCTAATTTACCCTCCTGTGCTAATTTGTTTAAGTCCTTGCTGAAATTATCTAACACAGGTGTTCCTGAATCAGACTTTTTTTTCGCTTTATCATTTCCTTCATCCATAAATTCTAACATATTTCTATTGTTTTACATTCAAAAACTAATAAATAAATTTAGAAAAGTCCAATATTGTTATTTTGTCAGTATAAAAAAAAATATACTGACATATTGACAGATTTTGTGGGATGGCATATATTTGGTAAAAAATGTGAAAAAATAAACATAAAAATAAAATGATTAAAAAATGGGAAAAATAATTGGAATTGACTTGGGAACAACTAACTCGTGTGTTGCTGTAATGGAAGGAAAGGAACCTGTAGTTATTGCTAACAGTGAAGGAAAAAGAACCACACCATCTATTGTAGGATTTGTTAAAGAGGGTGAAAGAAAAATTGGGGACCCTGCCAAAAGACAGGCGGTAACAAATCCTGATAAAACAATTTACTCAATTAAAAGATTTATGGGATCTTCTTTTGATGAAATTAAAAACGAAACATCAAAGGTCCCTTACAAGGTAGTTAAAGAAAATAACTCACCAAAAGTTCAAATTAATGATAGAACTTATTCACCACAAGAACTCTCAGCGGCAATCCTTCAAAAAATGAAACAAACCGCAGAAGACTATTTGGGTCAATCGGTTACTGAAGCAGTTATCACCGTTCCTGCGTATTTTAATGATGCACAAAGACAAGCAACTAAAGAAGCTGGTGAAATTGCAGGACTTACAGTAAAAAGAATTATCAACGAACCAACTGCTGCGGCATTAGCTTACGGACTTGATAAAATGTCAAAAGACATGAAAATCGTAGTATTCGACTGTGGTGGTGGAACACATGATGTTTCAGTATTAGAACTTGGTGATGGCGTATTTGAAGTATTATCGACTGATGGAGACACTCACTTAGGTGGTGATGACTTTGACCAAGCTTTGATAGATTATTTAGTGTCGGAGTTCAAAAAAGAAAATGGTATGGATATCTCTAAAGATCCTATGGCACTTCAGAGACTTCGTGAAGCCGCCGAAAAGGCAAAGATTGAATTATCTTCTTCACCTCAAACTGAAATCAATTTGCCGTATGTGACCGCAGATTCTACAGGACCAAAACACTTAGTAATGACCATCACAAAATCTAAGTTTGATCAACTAACACAATCTTTGGTAAATAGAACGATTGAACCTTGTAAAAGGGCCATGTCTAACGCAAATCTTACTGTTGGTGAGATTGACGAGATTATCTTAGTTGGTGGGTCCACTCGTATTCCTGCAGTTCAAGAAGCGGTTAAAAAATTCTTTGGTAAAGAACCTTCAAAAGGAGTAAATCCTGACGAAGTAGTTGCTTTGGGAGCTGCTATTCAAGGTGGAGTATTGGCTGGTGATGTGACTGATGTATTGTTACTTGATGTAACACCACTTTCGTTAGGCATTGAAACTATGGGTGGAGTTTTTACAAAACTGATCGATGCAAACACAACAATCCCAACCAAGAAATCTGAAATATTTTCAACTGCGTCAGATAATCAACCAGCAGTAGAAATCCATGTTTTACAAGGTGAGAGAGCCATGGCGAAAGACAACCGAACGATTGGTAAATTTAACTTAGACGGAATCCCACCATCAAGAAGAGGAACTCCACAAATTGAGGTGACTTTTGATATTGACGCCAATGGTATTATTAATGTTTCCGCTGTCGATAAGGCAACAAACAAAGTACAATCAATTAGAATTGAGTCATCTTCAAGTTTATCAAAAGAAGAGATTGAAAGAATGAAACAAGAGGCCGAAATGAATGCCGAATCGGATAAAAAATTAAAAGAAGATGTGGACACATTAAATTCTGCGGATTCTTTAATGTTCCAAGTTGGTAAATCTATGGAAGACCTTGAAGGAAAAATCACTGAAGAAGAAAAAACTGAAATTAATTCGGCGGTGGATAAGTTAAAAACTGCTTACGACAATAAAGAAATTTCAGAAGTAAAAGTTTTAATGGAAGAAGTTAATAATAAATTCCAAACTATAAGTCAGAAGTTGTATGAACAAACAAACAACGATGAAGTAACAGAAGAGGACTTTTCAAATGTAGAGTTCGAGGAAGTGAAATAATCCATTAATATTAAATAAATTAAATCCACCTTCGGGTGGATTTTTTTGTTTCGTATATTTATAGCTATGGAGTCATGGAGAAAATTTGCCGAATCTTTGGAACTAACAAAAGAGTTAGAAAAAACTTATTTAAAAATTAGAAAAATTTTTCAAAAAGAAGGGTGGACACAAAAGGATATTGAAAAACCTCCGTATTATCCTGAAGAATTAATGTTTTATCACAGAAGCATCCAACCATTGATTCGAGAAATAGACCAAACAATTAGAGATTATGGTTTTGATGTTGACGGAGACGAAGTTGGTTATTATATTATGGATAAACTTCGTCATATTGATGACATAACCCCATTAAGAAAACCAAATGGCAATAACAAGTGAAATAATTAGCGGTACTACAATTTTAAATGAAGTAGAATCCTCAAATATTGTAAGAACACAATATGATACATCAACTAAAAAAATGATTGCGGAGTTTAAAAACGGAGTAAGATATGAATATAGTGATGTCCCACATCAAAAATACACTCAATTTAGAATGGCAGAATCACAAGGAAACTTCTTTAATAAAAACATTTCTAAAGCTCACACATATAAGAAACTCTAAATAGAAAGTATTTATCATTATGGATACTTCAGATATTATAAAAAGTTTTGAGTCTCAAGATGAATTAAATTCTAAAATTTGGGAGAAAAAGGGTAACTCATATTCTATGAGACCCGAGGTAAGAAAAAAACTTTTAGAAACTTCAAATATTTTTATAGATTTTTTGGGGATTGAGATATTAGTAACTGACATAATAATGATCGGATCACTTGTTAATTATAATTGGTCCAAATATTCTGACATAGATTTACATATTGTAGTAAACTTCAACCAGTTCCCAACAAATTCACAAGACCTATATGTTGAATTTTTTGATTTGAAAAAAGTAATTTTTAATCAAAAACATAATATTAAAATGTTTGGTTATGATGTTGAGTGTTTCGTACAAAGTGAAAGTGAAACAACTTTTAGTAGTGGTATTTATTCCATACTTTATGATATGTGGGTAAATGAACCAAAAAAACTTGATAAAACAAACATTGACAAAGAACTAATCAAAGAAAAATCCAAACAATGGATGAGAATAATTGATGGTGTTGTGGATAATATAGAAGATGAGGATCCTGAAGAGATAAAAAGTATTGTAAAAAAATACAAGGAGAAATTGAAGAATTTCAGAAGCTGTGGATTAGAAAAAAACGGTGAAATGTCCATTGAAAATTTAGTATTCAAACTACTAAGAAGAAATGGATACATTGAGAAACTGTATGACTTACCAACTGAAATTATCGACAAAAAATTATCAATGAAACAATAAATAACCACATTATAGAATAATTATATTTATTGGTATATTTATTAAGAAAAAATAATTCACATTAAATAAAGAAAAAACATGGGAGGATTTAAACCTATCGGAAGTGAAAAATTAGAGGGAATGGATAAAATCAGACGAATAATGGAAATTGCTCGTTATAATGAAAATATACCTCAGCCTGTAAATGAAACAAAATCTACTGAATATAGCATAGACTTTGCTGACGGTAACACATACCGTATTGAAAAAGAAAGAAACGGATATATTATCAAAATGGCAATTAATGAGTCTGAAACTGATTACATTGAACCTATGAAATCAAGAAAATATTATTCTTCTTATTCATCAGCGCTTAAGCGATTAAACTTAATGGCTAAAGAAATTAATGTTCTACACGAAAACGAAGAAGGTATCTCACTAATAGGTGAGCAAAAAAAAAAGTTCATACTAAAAACTAAAAAGAAAAAAGCTGCAGATGAACCTGCACAAGAAACACCACCACCTGCGGAACCTGCTCCAGCTCCTGAACCATTACCCGCTCCGCCACCAATACCAGAAGAAGGATCGGCCCTTCCTCCTCCGCCAACTGATATGGGGTCACCTGAAGGAGGGATGGGAGAACCGGCACCTGATATGGGCGCACCTGAAGGAGGGATGGGAGAACCGGCACCTGATATGGGCGCACCTGAAGGAGGGATGGAAGAACCTGAAATGGGTATGGAAGATGAGGAAGAAGATATTGAAATAGAAAAAAAACCTAAAGAAAAAAAGGTTTCCGACCTTAAAAGAATCCAAATTTTGGTAGGTAAGTTAGCTCAAAAAATAAGAACTTACGAAGAAGATAAAGAACTATCCCCAAAAGAAATTAAATATATTATTAATTCTATTTTGTCTGCTATCGATGTTGAGGTATTGGATGAAGATGATATTGAACAAATCATTGCTAAGTTAGAAGGAACGGACGAAGATGAGGGAAGTGATGAAGAGGAAGATGTAACATTTGATGAAACTAAAGACGAAGAAGAAGTTGCACCTGAACCACCCGCAGAACCTGAAATGGCTGAAGGGTATGATAACATAAACGATGCGTTTAATGATTATTTTGGTGGGGCTTATGCCGCACAAGCTTCTAAAGCTTTAAAAAGTGAAATGGGTGAAGAAGACAAACCTTACGAAGAATTACATAGAAATGAAAGAAGAAGAAAAAGACATTATCCTAATGTTGATCATTTAGAACATGGCACTTTTTCTGAATCATCGGTCGACAAAGTGTTGTCTAAATATTTCATTCTTAACGAGTCAGAAGAAAAAAAATATCAAAACACCAAAGATCAAAAAACAAATCGTATTTACAATACCAACAAACAAAACATAATTAAACTTGCTGAATCATCTGAACAATTATCAGTTGCTTTGGATTACATAAAAGAAAACCAAAGAGTTAAGTTATTGGGATTGAGTAATAAAGGAAACCTCATCTTCAAAGAAGGTATTAATGAAGTTAGAATTACAAAATCAGGTAAGTTGATATGAATCATCTGATTTACATAAATGGTTTGGGACCTAACTACAAGGGTGACAATATTTATGAATTTATTTTTTCCGATACTTTAGAAGTATTTGGTGAAAATTGGGAGGCAAAACCTGCAAATAGTTATCCATTACCACCCGATTTAGAATACATCAAGAAAGTAGGTACACTTATTAACGACGATCTATCATTTGAACTTGTACAAGATTCAGATGTGTTTTCTGTTATAGACTCTATGGATGGTGTAATTGCGTTAGGTTGGGAAAAGGAAACTAACGACATTGATTTTTCATTAGTTAAAAGATTGGTATTTAGATTTGGAGAAAGTGAAGACGATGTTAAAAACAAACTATATGAAAGAGATATAGTATTACAATTTGAAAAAGAAGTTGTTTATGAAAAATAAGAAAAATATTATGTTTTTAGTTGAGAACGGTTTGTCTACTAATGTTATTAGTAAGTTGACCGACAATCAAGTAAGAGTATTGGTTGAAAAATTTAAAAAAGAATCTAAGGAACAGGTTGACCAAGTTACTGAACCGGCAAAAACTTCATACAAAATCAAAGGTCCAGGAGAATTACCACCCAACCCGAAAGGATATCAAGTCAAAAAAAATCCTGACGGAACCGTTACCGCAACACCTATGGAAAGTGAAATCAAAGAGGATGAAACAGATGATGTAACCTCATCAAACGCTCAAGGTGATGTAGAATTACAAAAATATACCGGTCAAGAAGCCCCTCACATGGCTAATGACATGGCACCTGATGGTATGGACGATGATTCTGATAACAACAGATCCAATATGGGTATGGCAGAGTCTGAAATTACCGAAAAGTTCGAATCTAAGGCTCAACAGGGTTTATTTTGGGCTCGTTGTAATAAATGTTCCTCTAAAGATTGTAAATGGTGTAAAATGGCAAAAGAATTTTCTGATTCCACATCAAAAAAACAATACAAAAATATGCCGGAAAAAAAACATCCCGAAAAAACTGTTAAGAAAAACACAAATGAAAATTTTAAAAAATTTTTAGAAAAAAAAATCTCAGAAATGGTCGATAATAACATAGACGCTAAAATGTCAAAAAAGGATTTAATCGAGACAATAAAAAAAAAGTCTAAGTCAATGATTATCCGTAGACCAAAAAAAGTTTCCATGTTTTCTCACGAAGCGCCGATGGAATTACCAATAGCAAAAATGTTTTCAATAGGAAAAAAGTAGTATTTACAACAAAACCCCATAATTGATATTTATTAGATATGGGTTTAACTAAAGAACAAGTAATGATTGAGTATGTGAAGTGTATGAATGACACTCCATATGCTCTTAGAACATACCTTCAAACATATGACAATACGGTTTCTAAATATGTTCCATTAGAACTATTTCCTGATCAAGTTTCATTGTTAAAAGATTATGAGGACTATGAGGAAAATATTGCACTCAAATATCGTCAGGCAGGTGTATCAACAGTAACCGCCGCTTGGATATCAAAACGATTGGTATTTGCTAAAAAAACTCAACCTGAAAAAATATTGATAATTGCCAACAAACTTGATACATCAATGGAGATGGCAAATAAGATCAGAGCCTTTGTAGATCAATGGCCAAGTTGGGTAGGGGCTGGATTCTCCAACGATAAAAACTCACAAAGACATTATAAGTTAAATAACGGATCTGAGGTTAAGGCGGTTGCCACCTCAAAAGATGCACTTCGTGGATTTACCCCTACAATTCTTGTATTTGACGAGGCCGCGTTTATCGAGGCGGACAGTGATTTTTGGGCTGCTTGTATGGCATCCTTATCCACAGGGGGTAAGGTAATTGTTGTATCAACACCAAACGGATATGACCCAATTTATTATGAGATTTACGACCAATCATTAAAGGGTATGAATAACTTTAAGATTTCTGAAATGTTTTGGTATAGAGATCCAAGATATGCAAAAGACTTATTTTTAGTACCTACCGATGATTTAATACACTATCTTTTGAATCGTGAAGAGTTTGATGACTCTAAAAATATTTCCTTTGCTCATGTAGATCCGTATGAAAGAGATTATGAAGAATTACAACTGTTTTTTAATAAAGGATACAAACCATGCTCAACTTGGTATGAAAAAATGGTTAAAAAACTTAAGTATGACAAAAGAAAAATAAACCAAGAGTTAAATTGTGAATTTTTAGGATCGGGTGACAATGTATTTGATAATAAACAACTTGAAGAAATTAAAAATAACTCATTGTTAGATGCTCCATCAAAATTGATGGGTAATTCACTTTGGATATGGAAAGAGCCTATTGAAGGACATAAATACATTATGGGTGTCGATGTGTCAAGGGGGGATAGTGAAGACTTTTCATCTATACAGATTATAGATTTTGACGAAAGAGAACAAGTATTGGAATATGTGGGAAAAATTCCTCCTGATACATTAGCTGAAGTTGCGTACAAATGGGGAATGTTATATAACTCATATGTTGTTGTCGATATCACTGGAGGTATGGGAATTACCACAGTAAGAAAAATGCAAGAACTTGGTTATAAAAACTTATATGTTGATGGAATTGACCCATTTAATATTTGGGCAAATAATAAAACATCTGTTGAGAAAATACCTGGAATTAACTTTAATAATAAAAGGGTTCAAATTATTGCGGCATTTGAGGAGTGGGTTAGACATAAGTTTAAAATTAGAAGTGTTAGGTTATATAACGAAATGAATACTTTTGTTTATATAAATGGTAGACCTGACCACCAAAAAGGGCAACATGATGACCTTATTATGGGTATTTCTATGGCGATATATATTGCCGAATCCTCATTCTCTAAATTAGAAAAAGCAACTGATCAGGCTAAGTCCATGATCGAATCTTGGGCGATAGTAAATAATGAAGCAGTTAAAAACGAAACACATTTTGATCCTTTAATCCCGAATCAAAATATTTTAAATGAACGAATGGGATTAAATAACAATGGAGCATCAAGAGAAGACTACCAAAAATATAGTTGGTTGTTTGGTGGTTTAATTAAATAGAATATGGGACTGAATATAAGACCAAAGTCAGGTAGGATAGCTAATGGATCAAGATTGATTGTTAATGGGCAACCAACAACAGGTATAAAAGTATTTACACCTTCGTTTAAATATAAAATGTCTAAACCTACGGATAATGATATATATGAGGCCATACTACCTTTTTTAACATCAACCCCTAACCCAACCGCATCTCCCAATCCGACGCCACAGATAACCCCAACTCCGACTAATACACCAAACTCAACACCTACCTCAACACCCGCAAATACACCAAATCCAACACCAACAAATACCCCAACACCAACAAATACTCCCACTATAACTCAAACACCATCAACAACACCAACAAATACCCCAACACTTTCCAATACACCAACATTAACTAGCACGCCAACACCGACACCTACCACGACACTTACAAACACCCCAACACCAACAAATACTCCCACTATAACTCAAACACCATCAACAACACCAACAAATACTCCCACTATAACTCAAACACCATCAGTAACATTAACCAACACACCCACATTAACTGTTACCCCAAGTCCACAATATGGTAATTTAGAAGTTTCAGGAAGTTTAGACGTTGCTTATGGAATCTCAACATATAGAATTTATTATGCAACATCTCCAACATATAATCCAACTCAACCGTACCCTTTGGGATTAACATGGCAATTACTTGATGTAAGAACTTTACAAAATTGTAATACTTTTGTTTCTTTTGGATCAATACAAGCACCAGTTGGTCAAAATGTTTATATACAACTTAGAGATAATTCAGGCGGATTTGTCTATGAAACTGATATGAATCCACCTTTCTTTGGAAATCCTTGTATTGCCCCATTCTTAACTTTATATACCCATTCCTATTTAATCGGATCACCTGGACCTGTTGGGGATACATTCAAATTAAAACTTGTTTTCCCTCCATCACCTGTAGTTGCACCATAATATTCTGAGTTTAAAAAACTATTGAAATATTTATATCTATAGTTAAACTTTTAATATGGAAAATAATAATCAAAATTTGACGGTGTGGCAAAGGTTATCAAAAACCTTTGGTCCTAATTCCACACTCGGACAAGGTCAACCTGATTACAAATTAGATAAGGATGAAATCCTCAAAACACAAAGTAAAAGTGAATTTGAGCAGGCTAAATTACAGAATCAACAATCACTTTATTTAAGTTCAAATTGGGCTAAAGTAGAAAATAATCTATATACTCAAGCGATCTACTACGAACCAACAAGATTGGCAGCCTTTTATGATTATGAGTCTATGGAATACACACCTGAGATCTCAACTGCTTTAGATATTTATGCTGAGGAATCAACAACACCAGATCAAAATGGTTATGTATTACAAGTTTATTCAGAATCTAAAAGAATTAAAAGTATTCTTGTTGATTTATTTGTTAACACATTAGATATCAACACAAACTTACCTATGTGGATTAGAAACATGTGTAAGTACGGTGATAACTTTGTTTACTTAAAATTAGATCCTGAAAAAGGTGTTACAGGTTGTATGCAATTACCTAACATTGAAATCGAAAGATTAGAAAGAGGTATCGATTCAAGAACATTTCAAGCAACAATCAATGTTAATAGAAAATCTTTAAAGTTTGCATGGAAAGCACGAGATGTAGAATTCAATACATGGGAGGTTGCCCATTTTAGATTATTAGGTGATGATAGAAAACTCCCTTACGGAACATCGATGTTGGAGAAGGCTCGTCGTATTTGGAAACAACTTGTGTTGTCTGAAGATGCGATGTTAATCTACCGTACATCAAGAGCACCTGAAAGAAGGGTGTTTAAAGTTTATGTTGGTAACATGGATGACAAAGATGTTGAAGCTTATGTGCAAAGGGTTGCAAACAAATTTAAAAGAGATCAGATTGTAGATAAAAAAACAGGAAATGTTGATTTAAGATTTAACCAAATGGCGGTTGACCAAGATTATTTCATACCTGTTCGTGATCCAGCGGCCACAATGCCAATCGAGACATTACAAGGAGCACAAAACTTATCTGAAATTGCGGATATTGAGTACATCCAAAAGAAATTGGTTACGGCTCTTAGAATACCTAAAGCCTATCTTGGATTTGAGGAACCTGTTGGGGATGGCAAAAACCTATCATTATTAGATATTCGTTTTGCAAGAACAATTAATAGAATTCAAAAGTCTGCAATCGCAGAAATGAATAAAATAGCAATTATTCACCTTTTCCTTATGGGGTTTGAAGATGAATTGTCAAACTTTACATTACAACTCACAAATCCATCAAAACAAGCCGATTTGTTAATGATTGATGTTTGGAAAGAAAAAGTAACATTGTATAAAGACATGGTTACAGAGATTGCAAAATCAATACAACCAACTTCAGCAACATGGGCTAAAAAACACATATTTGGATTCTCAGACGACGAGATCAAATTAGAACTCCAACAGATTAGAATGGAGAGAGCGGTTTCTGCTGAACTCGACAATACTGCAACAATCATCACAAAAACAGGTGTATTTGATACTGTAGATAGATTGTATAAACCAGTTACAGGTGGTACCGCAAATGCGGGTGAAGCAGGTGCACCACCACCTTCAGGGGGAGATATGGGTGGAGGAGCTCCGCCACCACCTGAACCTGTATCGGGAGGAGGACCACCAATTCCTGAATCATATAGAAAAGACAAAAATAAATTAATTTTGGAGTCTATGACTGAGGATGATTTTGATGAGGATGAGTTTTTAGATTTCAGAAAAATTAATGAATCTTTAGGTGATATGGACGACCAATTGTCAAAACTCTTAAATGACTAATATTTATTAACATGAGTAAATTTAAAAATCTTACACAAAAAAATTTGAAGTTTATTCTAAAAAGAATGAATGAAGATATAGATACTAGGGATTTGTTTTCACATACAAATCAAAGAGTAATAAAACAAATTTTTGATGATATTGGAATGAATATTAATAATAAAGATAAGGAATTTGTTTTTGCACTTTATAGAGATAACCCAAATTATTTAACTGAAGAAATTAAAATACCTGAGTTACACGAATATGAAATAGTAACAAAAAGATATGCAAGTATTCAAGTTAGAGAGTATTGGAAAAATACATATGAAAGTTACTTTAATGATGAAGAAGATGTTTCAGATTTTCAATCATGGTTTGGTGGTGCTGATTGGTGGGATGGTGAAATGATTGACCGAGACGAATATAATGAAGAAACTGATGAAACGGAAATAGATGAAATAAACAAATTAAGTTGATATTTATTAGAAAATTAAAAAAATGAAATTCGGAGAATTAAAATCAAAAATTGAAACTTATTTAGTTGAGTCATATAAGAAAAATAAACTTAAGGATAGTTTATTTGTTTTTGAACAGTTGGTATTGAAAAATAAAAACATATCAAAAATCTTTTTCCTTTACGACGAATTATCACAAAACAAAGGATTAAATGAATCTGTTGCCAATGAGTTTATTCACGAATCGATCACAGCTTATGAAAATTTGTATAACAAAGTACAACCTAAAAATCTTAAAGAATTAAAATATTGGGTTGGTCATGTACAATGTGAAAACAAGTACGAAGAAATTGATAATTTGTTTTCATCAAACATTTTAACTTTAGAGAGTAAAATCAAAAGTAAAAAAGTTTTAGTTGAAAATTTGAAAAAACAAAAAGAGACTAAAAAAGATACAATCAAAGTCCCTTTAAATACAATGGTTAAAATTGCAAACAGAACAGTTGAGTCTTATATTTCATCTTTGAACGAGAGTGAGAAAAAAGAATTAGTTAAAATTTTAAACACACCTAAGTCAGTAATTCAAGAAAATTACGAAAAAGAAAAAGAAACAGTTTTAGAAAAACTATTGGAAAATAAAGGAAAAGAGAATGACGGTGAAACAATCAAAACGATTGATCAAGTTATTGAAAAATTACAAACTGAATCTTTTTCTGAAATTAATTACTTTAAGTTAAAAAACTTGAGAGAGGGTCTTTAATCCTTTTGAGATTTAAGCCTTTGAATATAAACGGCCTTTTTCTTTTCTTCTCTTTTAATTACTGATTTTTTTGTGAACTCTTTTCTATCAAAAAGAATTGCATTTTGTTTTGTTCTAATAAGTTTACCTTTTAGATCCTTAATGGCCTTTTCTATATTACCTTTTTTTACTTCTGCTAATAACATTATTTTTTGGATTGTTGATATAAATATAATAATTTGTTACAATTATATAAAAATAAACAGTTCAGAGATGAAAAATTTTTATGAAAAAAGGAAAAACGGTAAAATTAAACGGATACAAGTCCTTCAAATCCCAATTTGGCACAATTGATGCCACAAATTTAAAATCAATATTTTTAAATATTCAAACTTGGGTAGAACCAAAAGATGAGATTGAAAATTGGAATAGAGTCGTATTAAATATGACAAGAAATGTAAAACACTCAGTGTTAGATAACATAAACAAAGAAACTTTTGATACAAAGTTTATCGTAGATTTAGACCTTAGAATTAGCGGCCTACAATTAAAAAAGAAATCTTTCATGAATTTAGAAGTAAATTTATTCTTAATTGAGCCATTAGATTTTAAATCCCCAAAATTAAAAAAACAAGTTAAGAACCTCATCAAATCTATATATGGTGATGTAATGAGTAAGAATAAGTATTTCAAATTTTACCTTACAAAAACCGGAAATCAAAAACCATTAAAGAAAGAAACTGAAACTATTTAGTATTTATAAATAAAATATTAAATGAGCGATTTAAAAATATTAGGACCAAGAGATTCAGGAAAAGGGATTCTTATTGAGTACGACGCAGGATACATAGATCCAAATGAAAGAAGAAACTTATCAATGATTAGAGAAAATCGTGATATGTTAGATCATTCAAAACCATTTGAGTTTTATGCTGTACTCCAAAAATATAATACACCAAATAGGAACGGAAGAATCTATCCTGAAAAAATTCTTAAAAGAGAAGCTGATAACTATAAGAAAATGATCCAAAAAGGAACGGCTCTTTCTGAGTTGAATCACCCTGAGTCATCTCTTATAGATTTAGATAGAGTATCACATGCTATTACTGAAATATGGTGGGAAGGACCTGTATTGTTAGGCAAATTAAAATTACTTACAAGTCCAGGTTTTCACGAAAGAGGGATTGTTTCCACAAAAGGAGATTTAGCAGCTAACTATCTTCGTCAAGGGGTTACTTTGGGTATATCTTCTCGTGGTGTAGGATCACTTAAAAAAGTTGGTGAACAAAATGAGGTACAAGATGATTTTGAGTTGATTTGCTTTGACTTGGTATCTTCACCATCTACACCAGGTGCATATCTATTCAAAGATAAAGACGAAAGAATGAACTTTGAAGAAAACTTAGATGAAGAAAAAAGATCTCAAGCAGAAAGACATATTGGATCTGCTGGTGGTAATTCGCTTGACTTAATGAATAGATTGACCGATTATTTGAACAAATAATTAATTATGGACGAAAAATATTTTATTGCAAAAATTACTACAGACATGCCTGATGAGAATACAGGTAAGATCAAAAAAATGAGAGAAGAAAAACTCGTTAAAGGTTATTCACCAACTGATGTCGAAGCAAAAGTGACAAAAGTTTATGAAAATTATTCTATGGAATGGAGAATTACCTCAATAGTTGAATCTAAAATCGATGAGGTTATAGAAAACTAAAAGAAAAAAAATTAACCACAAAGGGAAAGGGACAAATTGTTCTTTTCCCTTTTTTTTTGTTTAAAAGTACCGTTATACGAAATTTTTTAAAAAAAGTGAATATTTATTAGAAAACTATTTAAAAAAAAATGAGTTATAACAAAAATGTAGTAGAAGAAGCACTTTTCCAAATCAAGAATTTGGAGGAGACTCTTCAAGAGAATGCAAAAGGAATACTTCAGTCTACGATGAGTGAAGAAATCAAACAATTGGTAAAAGAATCTCTAAAAGAACAAGACGACGAGATTGAAGACCCAACACTAAACGCTGATTCACCTGAGGCAATGGACGATGAAGACATAGATATGGACGATGAAGACATAGATATGGACGATGAAGACATAGATATGGACGATGAAGACATAGATATGGGTGATGAAGAAACCATTGATATGACAGGAGCATCAGATGCTGAGGTTTTAAGAGTATTTAAAGCTATGGGTGATGAAGATGGAATCATTGTTAAAAAAGAAGGTGATAACATTCATCTTAAAGACGGTGAGGACGAGTACATGATTCATTTAGGTGAATCTGATATGGAAGACATTGACATCGATGCTGAAGAATATTCTGAAATGGACGAAGAAATGGAAATGGATTTTGAAGATGAAGAAACTATTTATGAAATTGAAATGGATGACTCATCTTACGATGGTTTAGCTGAAGACGAAATGTATGGTGACTCTGATGTTGACTTAGAAGGTGACCTTTATGAAATTGAAATGGATGACTACGAAGAATTAGAATTAGATGAAGACATGTTCGGAGGAAACAAACACGATTTCAAAAGAAGACACGGACACAAAATGGGAGATGTTGACGGACACTACAAAGATTATGAAATGTCTGAAGACATGGATATGGATGACGAATTTGAAATGGAGGAAGGCATGGCTTACGAAGAAGAAGATGAATTTGATTCTGTAATGGAAGCTGTAAAAAAATCATTGACAAAATCTGTTAAACCTAAAGGTGTTGGAATTGGAAAAGGTCCAAAATTCGCATATGACAAAAAACCAAATATGGGAGGTGGATTTAATACTAAGAAAAAAGAAGCTTTTGGAAAAGGTACTAAAGCAGTGGGTACAGGTAAAGCAAAATTCGAATATAAAGAGGGTGAGAACATGGAGAAAGGATCTATGAAGAAAGTTGAAACTAAAGAAGCTTCAAGAACTTATGGAAATGGTTCTAAAAACGGTAGCAGAGGTTTAAGAAAAGCAAAAACAAACAACAGAAATTATGAATTTAACCCATTCAAACTTTCTGAAAGTAGAGACAATCAACAAGTTCAATTATTGAGAGAAAAAAATGAAGAGTACAGAAAAGCTCTTGATGTTTTCAGAACTAAATTGAATGAAGTGGCTGTTTTCAACTCTAACTTGGCATACGCAACTCGTTTGTTCACTGAACACTCTACAACAAAACAAGAAAAAATAAATATTCTTAGAAGATTTGACAATGTTGAGTCTTTGAAGGAATCAAAAAATCTGTACAGATCTATCAAAAATGAATTAAGTACTGGTAGTTCTTCATCAGAACAAAAAATAAACGAATCAATCGAAAGAACTGTAAATAGATCTGTTGAAACAGGTTCATCAGTTAATTTGATCGAATCAAAAACTTATGAGAATCCTCAATTCTTGAGAATGAAGGATTTGATGGGTAAAATAAAATAAACATAAACCAAAAAATAATAAAAACCAAAAAAAATGGGAGCATTATTAGAATCAGGTCTTGTAGGTAACATCGGGTTAAAACACCTTAAAGTTATCAAAGAAGACACAATTAACAAATGGGACAGATTAGGCTTCTTAGATGGTCTAAAAGGTCACTTAAAAGAAAATGTAGCTCAATTATATGAGAACCAAGCATCTTTCTTGATTAACGAAGCAACTTCTGACGGTTCTTCTAACGGAGCGTTTGAAACAGTTGTTTTCCCAATCGTAAGAAGAGTATTCTCTAAATTGTTGGCTAACGATATCGTATCTGTACAAGCAATGAACTTACCTATCGGTAAATTGTTTTACTTCGTACCTCGTATCCAAGGGTACTCTAACCCATCATCAGAACTTGCTAATGGATATCCTCAAACAGGAGTTCAGAATTCAGGTGGTGATCACTACGCACCAATCGGTTCACCTGAGGCGGTTAACGCAGGATTAAATGACCCTAACCAAGGTTATCCACCAAATGGTCCTTATTCTTACAAGAAAGATCTTTATGATTTATTCTATGAAGGAAATGAAGCTGACTTAGATCCTCCAGGATTGTTTGACTACTCTAAAGGTAGATGGACTGCAGTAACTGCTACAACAACAATCCAAGCATGGGCTGGTTCTGAATTAGTTGATGCCGCTATCGGTACTGGACAATTGATTCCAGCAGGTAACTACAGAAAAGTTATCATGAAACTTTGTGGATTTGCTAACGCAGGAACAGGTAAATTAATTGGACCTGACGGTAACGAACAAGATACTGAAACATTCCTTTCTGACTTGAGAATCTACGGTACGACTTTAATTAATTATAATACTACACCATGTCAAGTACTTTCAGGTACTTCTGCAGGAGTAAATGTATTCAAACCGTTGTTATTTAGAGTTGTAACTCAAATCTATGGTAAAGGAATCGTTCAACCTACAAGTTCTAACACACAAACACAGTTCAGAAATGCAGGTAACAACAATACTCAGTCTTACACACCAGGTACTGGTAACGGTGGTAACTACAATGATATTTGTGACCAAAATGGTTGTATCTATTTAGAAGTAGATCTTTCTTGTCCTGTATGTGCTGACTGTGACGCAACATCTTTAGATGGTTACACAGGTACTACAATCAATGCAGCTCCATCTGGTACTTCATTCATCGCTTGGTATAGAAGATATGCTAGTCTTGAATTCGAAGATCAAATTGGTGAGGTTTCTTTTGACCTTGAGTCAGTAACTGTATCTGTTACAGAAAGAAAACTAAGAGCACAATGGTCTCCTGAATTAGCACAAGATGTGGCAGCATTCCACAACATCGACGCTGAAGCTGAATTGACAGCATTGTTGTCAGAACAAGTAGCAGCTGAGATCGACCGTGAAATCCTTCGTGACTTGAGAAAAGGTGCTGCTTGGAACCTTCGTTGGGACTACAACGGATGGAGAAGAATCAACAACCAAGTTTCTTACACTCAGAAAGACTGGAACCAAACTTTGATTACAGCAATCAACCAATTGTCAGCACAAATCCACAAATCTACATTGAGAGGTGGAGCTAACTGGATCGTTGTATCATCTGAGGTTTCTGCTATCTTTGACGATTTAGAATACTTCCATGTATCTAACGCGGCTCCTGAGCAAGATCAGTTTAACATGGGTATCGAAAGAGTAGGTACACTTTCAGGTCGTTACCAAGTTTACCGTGACCCTTACTTCCCACCTAACCAAGTTTTGATTGGACACAAAGGAACATCATTGTTAGACACAGGTTACATCTACGCACCGTATGTACCTCTACAATTAACACCTACAATGTATAACCCATTCAACTTTACGCCAATCAAAGGTATTATGACCAGATACGCGAAGAAGATGGTGAACAACAGATTTTACGGAAGAATTACCGTAGATGGTGTTAGAACATTTGACTTAAGAGAATTGAGATAATCAAAATCTTAAAAATAACATTAAAGGGACAAGAAATTGTCCCTTTTTTTATATATTAATTTTAATAGTTGATTTTTTGGTCAAATAACTTATATTTATTTATATGAAAAAAATAGAATTAACCGAGTTGCAAGTTAAAGAAATAATAAAGTTATACACTGAAGATTTATTAGGTTCCCCCACTATTAGTGAAAAATTAAAAATACATAAAACAATTATCTTAAATACTCTTAGAGATAATGGTATCTTTATTGGACCATCAGGTAGAAGAAATATTGGTGGTAGAGAAGTTTCTATGAAAAAATATGAATCAAAACCTGAAACAAAAAAAAGAAAAAGTAAAAATCATAAAGTTTGGTCTGAAAAAAATAGAGACCATTTAAATAACTATCACAAAGAATGGAGAGAAAAAAATATTAATAAACATCGAGAAAATAAAAGAAACTACGAAAAAAACCGTAAATCAAATGACCCCCTATATAAACTAATCAGTAATTTCAGAACCGCAATTTATCAAGTATTAAAAGAAAATAATGTTAAAAAAAACGGACATTATTTTGATATTTTAAAATACACACCTGAACAATTAATAGAACATTTAGAAAAACAATTTAGTGATGAAATGACTTGGGATAATTATGGTGATTGGCATGTAGACCACAAACACCCAATTTCATTATATAACATAAAAGAAATTGGTGATAATGAATTTATGAAATGTTGGTCTTTAGATAATTTACAACCTATGTGGGGTGTTGATAATATTAAAAAATCAAATAAATTACTTCAATAAAGTTCTAATTGACTTAGATAACACTTCTGTTTCTCCTATAGTAAAACATCCTTTTTTATGTGCATATTTCACTGACTCAATAAGATAGAAAATTGCATGTTCCTCATCCATAGTAGACAAAATAGCTTCTACATGTTCTTCATTAAGTAAAGTTATCACACCAAATAAATTACCATAATTTGTGTTTTCTTGTTCCATAACCTAAATATAAGATATTTATAATAATAACAAAATGGATAGATTAAGTCAAATAATTAAAAAGGTCATTAAAGAAGCGACTGGTGATAGTAGTGGTGGAAGGGGAAGTTATATTGCCCCAATTCAACCAGGATTAAGACCTTGGTCAGGAGAGTCTTTACAACCGTTTACACAGGAGGTTTCAAAATACAAAAGTCCATTAGTCCAATATGATAGTTATGATCAAAGTTGGGATTTAAGACGAAATCAAATTCGTGAATTAGAAAGAACTGCCGCTAAAATACAAGATTATATTAAACATAACCCATATTCAACATTTTCTGATGATGATGGAAATATTATCAATCAATACTTTGAAAATAGTAAAGAAGCATCCTTTAAAGAAAGGATGGAACCTTATACTGAAAAAGTTCCATTTAATGAGTGGGTTGAGGTTTCAGACAAAGGAGTGTTAAACGAAGACCTTGCGGTTTGGTTTGGTAAAAAGAAGAAACCTAAGGGATCTTCTCAACCAAAAGGACCTTGGGTAGATATTTGTCGTAAAGTCGACGGAAAACACCCTCCTTGTGGACGACAAGACACGAATAAAGGATCTTATCCTAAATGTAGAGCGGCAGGGGTTGCTGGTAAAATGAGTGACTCACAAAAACGAGCGGCATGTACTCAAAAACGAGCAGCAGAAAAAAAGGACCCACAAAGTGGTAAAGGTCAAAAACCTGTTATGACAAGTTATAAACCAAGAAAAAAATAATTATTATGAATATAAATAGATTTAAACAACTTTTAGAATCAAATATGGGTAGTGTAAAACCACTATTAGTTGAGCAAGTAAAAACAGGTAGTGCTTTAGGACCTATTGATTGTTATAAATTAGTTGACATTAGAAAAATGAGTGAAGGTACTCCATCAATCGAAATAGGGTCCTCAGTTGTAAATAACATTACACAAGAAGAACCTGGACTTTGGAGTGTTGTGGTTGAAGTTCTAAATCAATCTATGATTCCTGACAGTCCTGTAGGTGAAGTTCAAACAGAATATGAATTAGATATTGTTCCTTTATCAAGATTTTTTAAAAGCCAACTAAATGCTGATAATCCTGTAGATTCTAAACAAATGGTTGTGTTAACTTATGATTCTACAGGACAAAAACATTTTTGTAAGGCTAAAGACCCAAACGATCAAGCAAATATAGTTGCCGTAAATCCTGCTAGTGGAGGATAGTTATTTTAATTTTAGGCCTATTTTTTGATCTAATTCTTCATAAGAAAAAACAAAATTTTGGTAAAAATAATTTCTTTCTTCTTGAGTCCAAGTTGAGATTATCAACGCATCCTCATCCAAACTTTTTTGTATTTTTTGAACTTTAGTTAGAGTATCTGAATTATTAATTAAGTTTACGGAATAAGCGTCACAACCTGCATTTTTAGAAGTTTTACAACTAAGCAATGTTAGTGACAAAATAGTTACAATTATTAGACTTTTCATTTTTATTGGTTTTTTTGTGTTTCTTTAATTATCGCTTCATATAATTTATCTAACGTATTTTTTATATTAGACTTAATTGTAATTTCAGTGTTTGATCTTCTTTTTTCAGTTTCTGTATCGTATAAATATGTAATTCTTTCGTAATCTCTATTCGAAAGTCTAACATCATAATGAAAAACGTGATTTGTTATTTCGACTCTTCCATAATCAATTAAGATGAAAAGATTTAACTTTTCATTAATTATAAATCTTTTTTGAGACATTGGTGCGATCATAAAATCTGAATCTTTATCAGAAATCAATTTTACACAAATTTTAAATGCGGTTTTTTCATGTAAGTCGACTTCTTCATGAGTTTTCATATTGTTTCTCATGTGTTGAGCCATTTTGACTTTGAATCTTTTGTAGAACCTGTTGAATAATTTTTTCATACGTTTGTTTTATTGTTCTACAAATATATGAATTAATTAGATTAAAAAAATTTTTGGAAAAAAAATTCTTAAAAAAGTGGTTTTATTTTTTTTAACAATAAGGTGGGGAACACCTTTTTTTACCATCAAGTCCTTTTATTTTACCTTTACATACTTGAACAGCGTGGCCATTACTATAAGCTGAGGGGTACACGTCATATTTTGCTTTAGCCGATGCCTTACCCCTCGCACAAAGTTTAGTTCCTGTTTTTTTTCTACCTTCCATCATGACCATGTCTTTATCATCCATATTCATTGATAGTTCCATACCGTCTTTTTTTGATTCATTCATTAAAAAATCAAAAACTTGGTCCATGTTATTTTTTGCTTCTGCAATATGATCTTGAGCCCAATCATGACCATCATCTAAAATAGATTCAACCATGTTACGATCAAAATCTAATAAAATATCACATTGTCTTCTCATTTGTTGTAAATTAGAAAAGAACATATATCTTGAGGATTCTTTTTCTTGTCTTGACGGGGTATCCTCAACGGTTTCTCTTATTGCCTTTCTTATTATTCTATCTAAGTTCATATCTTAACTGTTTAATCCGTTCATTCCACCAAGTTGCACTGAATTCATTTGTTTTACAGCAAAACCTTGATTATTTGTCCAAACCGCGTGAGGAGGTTCAACACTTGTTACAGTATTGCCTGTCAATTCATAACAAACAACACATTCTTCATAACCTTCACCAACTGCAAGTACAAACAATGGTGTAAATGAAGGTGTTGGTGTATTTGTTTGTGTAGGTGTATTTGTTTGTGTTACCGTAGGTGTTTGAGTTCTTGTTGGGGTGTTGGTTGGTGTTACCGTGGGTGTTTGAGTATTACTTGGTGTTACCGTAGGTGTTTGAGTTCTTGTTGGTGTTACCGTAGGTGTTTGAGTTCTTGTTGGGGTGTTTGTTGGTGTAGTTGTTGGTGTAGTTGTTGGTGTAGTTGTTGGTGTTCCTGTGTTTGTTGGTGTTACAGTTGGTGTTTGTGTTATAGTAACACTTGGTGTTTGAGTATTTGTTGGTGTTACAGTTGGTGTTTGTGTTACAGTTGGTGTTTGCGTTCTTGTAACACTTGGTGTTGGTGTTACTGTCGGTGTATTTGTTGGAGTTGGTGTGGGGGTTGGTGTTGGATTCGCAGCAAGACATGTGGAACAATCACCATAATTTGTTCCCAAAGATAACACTGCGTCAGTACCTGTACCTGGTTCCGCACTGTCAACAATTTCATAACACGCATCTTCGGTGTTTCCTGTGAATGTTAATCTATAATTTCCACCAACAACAGGTAGTGACGAACCACTAAAATCAATGTTTAGTACTGAACCACCACCACAGGGTGCTATCAAATAAGTTACAAGTGCCATAGTTTTTCTCTATAAATATATCTTTATTCCTCTTTTTGATTTACAATGAGGAAATTAATTTGTTGTTTATAAACATTTACCTGACCAGATGTTGTAACTTTTAAATCTATGTAATATTCGTTTGGTATTTTGTCTCTCGTATCAAACATAAAATAATACTCATTAGGTGTTCTGTTAATAATTGTCCAATCTTGAACTGTAACTTCTGTAGTACCTTCAGTTACATAAACTCGGTACTGTGCATCTACATTTGGTAATTGTTTGTTTGTTGTGTAAGCTTGTTTTATTATTACACCCACTTTTCTAACTTCTCCTTTAAAAACGTATTCATTTTGTTTTATACCATAATATGAGAACCCGTATTGTGCGGGATCATTTGTATTGGTACCTATTTGAATTGATTTTTTCAGAGGGTAAATAGTAAATTCATTTATTTGATTTGGGAGGTTAAATCCACCCAATTTTAAATTTGACCAAGTATCTGTAAACATACAAGGTGTTTTATAACCAATAAGTGGAGGTATAGTTATTTCATACACACCCTTAGTTCTCAAACAAGATTGTAAATTCTGTAAATTAGGGATTGGATCGCCACTTGAATCTGAAATAGAAACCAAAGGATTTTGATCTAAATTTTTAAAATCACCGTCCTCGTAAATGTATAGATATAATTTATTTACTTTATTTAATGTAAAATTGTTTCTATCGTCCTCAATTAAATCATCATACGATGTTAACAGATATGGTTCATAAAATGTCTGAGTATGTCTTGTAAAGAAACCAACTGAGTATGAACCAGTTGTACCACTTAAATTCTCAACATCAGGAAGATATGCAATTCCCCATCCTGAAGGATTTTCAAACGAACCTGTTAAAATTTGATTTATTTCGTTAGTCATATCAAATTCAATGTTCTCGTTTCCGAATTCAAAATGTTGGATATCTAAAATTGTAATGGCGGAAAAGGGAACAGGTCCAACATTTCTATTGTCGTAGATTCCTGATTGTTGCCAATTTTTAATTGTGGTTCTTTGAAACCAATTGGATGGTCTAACTGAAAATTCCTTATTGGGTCCTAAAGTTTCTCCCATATCTAAAAAGTCATAACCAACTCCTTCATCCCAATATTGAGGTTGATCAGGATCAAAATCAATTGGTGGTATTCTAAACAAAATTAAATCAAATGATGTCGCTCTTAAACTACCATCAGGCATTGAGGTATTAAGTAATGCTTGATCAAATGCTGAAGTATTGGTCATCTTCAGGGTATGAGTCATACCTGTAGAACAATTCAAAGAAATGGTACCATCAAGATATTTTTGTTTGAGTAATGTTAAATCTAAGTCAAATATAAACCTTGAGTATCCTATTGGTGTTGCTAGTCCACCATCACCATAATATAGTTGCATTACAGGATTTCTTCCCGTATTTACATAATCCCTATAAACTATGGTATTGTTTCTATTAAAATATGAATTAAGAACTGACATTTACTTTTATTTAATAAATATCAATTAATTCGAATATTTTGATTTAGTATTGTGTTATTAGCATCTTGTAGAATTGTTCTAATTTCTTCTAATTGAGTTCCATCAACACCAATAGGGATTGGAGCCTCATTTATGTTGTGAACATGAGAACCTAAAAAGTCCACAATTTTCTTTAGTAATTTCATCAACTCATTACCTCGAACCATTGGATCTGTATTTGGTTTTATTTCACCGGTAAAATACTCTTGAGTAATTCCGTATAATGTTTCTTTGGGTAATAAATTAATTTTTGACTTTGCCGGTATATCCGTTTTATGTGATAGTAAATATAAAAAATCTCCCGCCATTGTACCGTAAGAAATTGGCTTTTTATTATAAACAGTTTGTCTTTCTGAAACTTCTTTTCTTGTTAATTGTTCCCCAACAACATTTTGTTTCCAAACTAAAACACTACCAAATTGTTGATTTGACGGCAAAAGTTTAATTTTTCTAAAAAAATTATTTACCATATTAAAATCAGAGGTTCCCGATGAAGCTAACTTATCAATATTATTTTTAGTTGGTCGAAAATAAAATGGAAATTGACCTTGTATCTTTGAATCGGATCCAAATGGAAATTGTCTATACCCATTGATCGTGATTTTACCTTTATTAACTCCTGTTATAAATTGATTAATAATTGCAATACCCTCCTCTTTAGTTTTTCCCGTAAAAAATAATGAATATTCAACAGAACCCTTTAACGAATCCAAAGGTGTATTCATGTTGATTACTGAGGTTTTAGTTTGGTCTTTTGGTAATAAAGAAAACAATCTAACATTACCGTTATAAAAAGTTGTACCTGTAGTCCCATTTGGTGAAGGACCTGATACATAATTCTGACTAGTTATTTCCCATTCTACTAATTTTTTTACTAATAGAGATTTTCTTTCAAAAACAATTTTTTTAATTGGTTCTAATTCTTTCTTTTCTTGAGTAAAACTTGATAGTTGTACGAAACTTCTATTTTGTTTTGGGGTAGGTAAATTAAACCCTGCGGTTTGAGTTGTGATGTTTTTTCCTGCCCTAATTAAAACCTCATCTTCTTTTACAATTATATCGGCGGTACCTCTACCTAAAAGTGAATTATCACCTGGTTCGGGATATATACCTTTTGCTTCACCTTTAATCACAAAACTAAAAGGGTCTTTAATGTTGTTGGCTTGTTTTAAAAACGGACCAGATGCCAATAGTGATTCAGAGTTGTGCCAATTTTCAAAATTATTATTCTGAGGTCTTGATATAGGACCCTGTATATAGAACTTTGTGTTGTCTACAGTTTGACTTGTGTTGTAATAAAAAATGTGAATGTATTCATCAACTTTTGGAACTTGACTAATGTAATAAGGTAAAAGTGGTAAATAAATTAAAGGATCTCTTTTAGTCCAAATATCTTTTTCAGGATTCCAATCTTGTGGTAGTAAGGCAGATTCGGTTTGATCAATAGGGACCGCTCGAACCCTACCTAACATTAATGGATCTTGATTGTTTGTGACAAATCCTTGAAATATTACTTTTAAGTCATTAAGCATTTTTCATTCTATCTGTATATTCTTTATGTAACATATTATATGTGTTCTCTAACGAATCTAAATGATGAGTTAGTTTAATTATAGAATCTTTTGTTACTTTGAAATCTTCGTTTATAAACTCTAATGCGATTTGTAAATCTTTATTAGATTTATTTTTATATTCTTTAATTGTTTGTAAAACCTCTGTAGCTTTTACTCTTTTTTTGTCTAAATCAAATGAATTTTCCATAAGCATCGTTTGGTATTGTTATTCCTGTTGGTGAAGATGTGAGTGGTCCGACACCAATAGCAACTTTACCATTTTCGGTCATTTCTTTTTCTTGCCCTTTTAAAATAGAATAAATTGAGGCGACAAATTTGTTTGGACTTCCATCTGGCATCGGACCAACCGGAACTCCTATGGCTTCTAAGTCTTGTACTACATTCATAAAAGCCCTTGTTGATGAATACCCATCTAAAGCTTTTGATGCTAACAACAAAGGTAAAGGCACTTCACCGCCAGGTTGACTTGCGGCTTTGACTCTTGCAGCGGTAACTGCTAAGTTTAATATCTTTAACAATTCATTTAAACAACTTTTACATTCTCTAAAATCTAAAACAAAATTAATAGGTGCTGCTATAAGTGATACAATTGATAAAATCATTTTTTGTATTTTTTCTCTTTTTTCTTCAGACAAATTTTTTCTTATAAATGCAACTAATTTGACAATTTGTTTTTTTAATAATTTGAAAACTTTTTCAGTTAGTCTTGCAACCAAACCTGTGATAAATTTTATAAAATAAGTACGAAAATTCTTGGCGAATTTCTCAATATCAAAATATGGTTCTTGCGGTATTTTTTGGTTAGTTGCATAAACCATAGTCATAAATGGTAAAATAGCTTTTGGTGAAAGTACGGTTGCCATAATCGCATTAATAAATTGATCTAAAAAGTTTGCATCTAACGATGGTTTAAAACTTTCACTTGTTGCAGGATAAAGAATACCAAGAGCATCATTTAATTCGTCAGGATTATTTGTGTCTTCGTTAAATGTTAATTGATCTAACGCATCAATAGATGCTTGTAAATTCATGGGTACTTGTACATTATCACAATCCTCGAATTCTACAACACCTAATTTAATGTTTGAGATATTCTGCTCAATTATTCTAAGTTCAACATCACTTAATTCAAAAAAAGAATCATTTATATCCTCAAGTTCAGAAACTTTTGCGGTCCCACCAACTGAAATTTCTTTAGTTGTGTCAGAACATAGGCAAGATAATCTTTTATTTAATGCCATTGTTTTCTGAATAACTTCTAATTTAGATTTACCTGCATTTGCACCAAAAGAAAGTACTCCAGTTGAAAAATCAACTAAGTATGCAAAGAATGTTTTGTATTCTAATATATTGATCGATGAATAATAATCATTAAGAAATTCATTTATCGTTGGGAAAGTGGCTCTTGGTTTAAGTTCTATTTTGAAAAAACTACCTTGTTTTAATTGTGCCGTCACAGGATCTGTATACGATTCAACATATGTAATGTCAAAAAGATTTTGTTGTGATGTACCAATATAAAAATTATTGCTATTTTGTACCGAAAAAGGTTGATTCATGTTTTGAATTCTATTGTACAACTCACGATTCATTGAATATGGGTTATCTGTGGGATTAAACAAATATAATGGGTAATCAGCATTTTTTGGTTCGTAAAAAAACTTTCCGATATTACTATTAGGGTCGTTTTGTAACATACCAAATAAATCTACTTGATCAACAGGTACATAGAAGGTAGAATTAACTTGGTAGGTTTGATTTTCACCACAATTAAGAAATTCTTGTGCTAGTTTTACAAGTAACTCGACCAAACCTTTCTTTGTGTCCTTAAGTGCGTTGATATATAACTTCTTTACAAACTTGTTGGTGTCTTCACCTGACCCGTCTAACTTTTTAAGTTGTTTAATTAGATGTTGTAAAAATGGAGTGCAGGTGCTGTCTTGTTTTCTTTTGTTACGATCTACTTTGTTTAAAACTTCACTTATGAATTTTTTATTATCTTCATAATTGTCTCCTGCAATTTTTTTCAGACCATCATAACTTTCTTTAAATTCTTTGTACTGTTGGTAAGTCGTAACTTGGTTGGAAACAGTCTTTACATCTTCTCTAATATCTACTCCCATTTTTATTACTTTTTCATTTTATATTTACCATCATCCTCTACATCTTTCTTTAATAAACTTTGAAATGTTTCGTCATCAATATCTAAATCTGATAATGTGAAGTCGTCTTCTTTTTCTGTATTTTTTTGCCACATTGTTGATTGTAGTTTTGAGAGAGTTAATTTTTTCTCAACACAGTCATTTATAATTTTTTGTTGTTTCTCAATTACAGGACCTATAAGCGTCATATCTTCAGGTTCTTTCATCATTGTTAACATTTTGTTTTGAATCCTAATAGCGGTGTTTCTTTGTTCTACAAGTTCATTATAGATTTCCTGCATCAATGATAACATTGATTCTTTACTAAGATTAATTTCTTTTTTTGGTGGCCTTGGCATATCAATAAATATTAATTTTTTAATAATTCTTGAACTAAATCAAAATACAATTTTTTAAATTTTTTGATTGAGGTTCTAATTTCTTTAGTTGACAAGTTAGTCATCTCCCTTAATTCGAAAAGAATTATGTTTTTATTAAATTTGTTATTGTTACTATCAGGAAAAATTAAATTGTAATTATCAAACAAATCATAAATTGCGGATCCAAGTTTTTGTTCGTGTTCGTTGTCGATTGACTCCTCAAGGTTAGTTTTAAGTTTTTCTAAAAACTTTTTTATTATTGTCTCTGAACTTAAATCATCATTTTCTATCGTATAAGAAAAGTCTGGTCGGTTTGATAAATCAGCAGAAATATCTTCATAAGAAATTTTTCTATTCATTTCTTTTTGATCTTTCATTATTTGACCCATCAAATAATTTTTACAGATAGTACCAAAATAAGAATAAGCCTTTTTTTCTTTAGAAGGCTTAAACTTATCAATTTTGGTCATAAGAAAAGAATGTGTATCTACGTGTATTTCTTCATAGTTCATGTCTTTCCTGTACAATTTATATCTTCTGATGATTGAAGATATCATTTTGTCTAAAGGTTCTTTTAAAAACTCGTTATATATTTTGTTTTTTTCTTCGTAGGTTTCCGCTACTAAAAACAACCTTACGGCCCTTTCTTCTCTCTCATCAAAATAATTATTTGTTTTTGGTTTTCTACCTTTCTTTTTCTTTTCTAATATTACTTCAGTTTCATTCTCTAACATTAAATTTCTTGAGGTTCATATTTTATTTCTCTCTCATTGTTATAGAAATATTCTTTTTTTGCAGAATCTATCCAAAACTTCGCTTCATCTTGAGACATTTTATCTTCACCATTTTTATAATTCCAAAAAATTGATCCCTCACGCAAATTCATGTGTTTATAACCAATCTTAGGTATAGTCATTATTTTAGTTGAGTTATATGTCAATCTTAAAAATAATTCATACCCAAAAGTGAGTTTTAAATTTGATTTTAAACCACCCATTTCTAAGAACTTTTCTTTACTGAAAACCATTCCTGATATTTGAAAATTTTGGAACGTTTGTAAAGTTTCGTTTGTTAAAATTCCCATTTCTGACGAAACATTTGCGGCGAACGTTGCCTCATTTGTAAAACCTGCAAAAACTAACTTATCATCTACATCAACAACTATAGGTAGAAATACATCTACATCTTTATAAATATCCATATAGTTAGTTGCGTTTTTAAACCAAATATTTGAATACTCGTCATCAAATTCTAATATTGAACACCACTTAGAATCTGAAATCTCGACCCCATGGTTAACTTGTTTAGCGAAACTTGGTGAATCTGACCATTCGATTAAACGAACATTCAATTCTTCAAAATCAAATGAAGATAGAAAATTAGACAAATATTCCTCAATTCCGTGTACGATAATTAACTCTTGTAAGAAATCCTTTTGATTTTTTACTGACTCAATAGCTCTTTTAAAAAAATCTTCGAATCCAATTGCTTTTCCTGACTTGATGGGTAATACCACCGATACTTTATTGTTACTCATAATTATACTGTTTCAAATTTAGAAAGTTGATCTTCAAAAGAAGCTAATCTTGTCTCAAACATTTTTGAGAACAGGTCGATTGTATTTTCTTCAAACTGTTCTTTTGTTTGAATCTCTGACACTGTTTTTTCCATTTGTTCAAATAATGTAGGATTTATATTATCTTCTAACCAATTTTGAATAAAATCAGAAAGAACATCAACGATTATTGTTTTATTATTTACCCATAAACCGTTATCTTCAGTCATCCAAGAAGGTGTCATATCTGGTACTAAACCTAAAACAGGTATTCCCATTTTCATAGATTCTAACGGAAAAGTCCCGTATGAACTTGCTTGGTCAATCCAAATAGAAATAAAACTTTCTTTCATAGCTTCAGAAAATTCTTCTTGAGAAAGACCTCTAAGATCTCTAAATGTAATCCATCTGTATTGTGGAAATTTAATGTAAAAACTTTTGATTAGGTTAGTTGTATCTCTGTGATCACGAGTGTGAATACTGACAATTGTTTTTGGTGGGAACTTACTTTTTTGGAAATTTTCAGAAATGAATGGCTCAATAACATCAACTGAAACACTTCTCATTACCGATTCAATATATTCTTTTTGTTTGTTTGATGTTGTAATACATTTGTAGAATCCTAACTGTGGCCATGATTGACCTGGTTGTAAGGTTTCAAACATATGATCAAAAGCCTGACTTAAAACAATTTTACCACAAGGAAGTTTAGTAATTTGTTCCATAACAAATCCATAAATTTCAGGAATAATAATTAAATCATCTGGAGAAATCTCAAGACTTGTGCCTTCGATTGATCTGTGATCAAGTTTTGACATGTATTCTTCACCCAACCAAGATGATACCCCAAAATACTCAGGTTTTTCATGTAAGATTATTGCATTATATCCTGCCTTTTTTAAAGTAAGCGCCATGTCATAAATGTATTTAATCGATGCTTTTGCGTTTCCTTTAGTATCTTGAACCAAAAAGTAAATTCTTGAAAGTTTCTCTTTCATGTTACTTATTGATTTCTGTAACTTTTCGTAGTTTTCCGTACTCATATTTTTTTATATTTTGTTTATTATGTTTTTAACTCTTAATGTGTTAAATGAAATTTTAAACGGTACTGTTAATTCACTGTTTTTCGGACCTAACTTTTCGTCAACAGGTTCATCTTCGGTTAAAATAGTCTCGATCATCATTTTGTAAAGTTCATACTTAACCAAATGATATTGTGTGTCCCCCGTAGTGGTTAACTCAATTTCTTTTTCTAATTTATCTAAGTCGATATAGTAATTATCCCCAAATGTACTAAATAGCATTTTCTTTAATTTTATTAATTATTTGACTCAATTCGGAAAGAGATAAAATTGTATATTCCGAATCGATGTGTTTATTGTAAGTTGTCTCAAACTTTATAACAATTTTATCATCGTGTTTTTCTAATAATAAAGACGGATTTGCCGTAAGTAAAATATCCACCTGTTTCCACATATCATCTTTAGTTACTTCACTAAAAAAAACAACCTTTTCTAATAGACACCCAAACTTTGAAAGAAAGAATAAAGTAGACGGTTTTGATTTACCGATTTCATTTGAAACTATTAATAATTCATTGTTATCTCGATTTTCATGGTAAAAATCGTTTAATGTGTTGAAGGTGGTCATTTCGGTTGACGGCGCGTGACCAAATAACTCCATAGCATATTCCTCATATATAAAACTGAACAACTCATCTTCATTTTTAAAAGTAAAATGATCGTCTAATTTTAAAGTCGTAACTTCAGAGATTTTTTTATAGTCAAAGTCATCAATTTTATTTTCAATTAAAATTGGATTCCCATTTAAATCTAATCGATAAGTGGCGTTAAGAAATTCTTCGTCGTCTTTTTCCACTAAGTGTTTAGTATAAAGTTGCTCAAACTTACCAATTGTGTCTCTTAAAACACCGTTAACATCAATCCCTATCCTCATCATACTTTTGTAAAATTTTTGTGATTATGGGATTTCGTACACCATCCTTATCCCCAAATTCAAAAATACCAATTCCTGGAACATTATTAAATCTAATTAGTGCGTCGTAAAGACCTGAATGTTTTTTGTCTTTATATCTATCTGTTTGTTCAATATCACCCGAAATAAAAAATTTAGTACTTGTACCAATTCTTGTTAGTAATAATTTCATTTGTTTAGGGGTTGCATTTTGAGCTTCCTCAAAAATCAAAATAGAGTTGTCAATTGTCATACCTCTCATATATGCTAAAGCGAATACCTCAATAATTTCGGCGTCTTTTAATTTCTCTCTAGCATCCTTACCAATAATTTTATTTAATAGATAATAAGATGGGAAAATATAAGGGTCTAATTTTTCTTCTAAGTTTCCTGGTAATGCCCCTAATTTTTCTTCGGCCTCAACCGCTGGTCTTACAATAATAATTTTATCATACCCATTACCATCATCGAGTAAAAGATCTACAGCCGTTTTCATGGCGATGTAACTTTTACCAACACCGGCAGGACCTGAACAAATTGTTATTTGATTGTTTAATAATGTCTCAGCATAAATTTTTTGATTCTCCGTGAGAAATTTACTTTTTGGTCTTTTCTTAACTACTTGTGAGATTATATCTCGTTTTGAACTAATCGGAGCATAAGGTTCCTCGGTTGGATGTGGCTTTCTTCTTGTCATTTTTATTTTAAAAATCTTTTAGCGGATTCCTCTTCATAAACCCTTTTTCTTAAACTGCTTGTTGAAAAGTCGTGTTCTCTTTTATTGTAAATCAGTTTAATTCCTCTTTTTTCACAAACTCTTTTTGCTGTGAAATCTTTATCTTTATATTCTTCACCAATAATCCTTATATCTAAGTCTAAAGAAGCAAATATTGTTTCTAATTCTTCTTCAGTGTTATAAGGTATTATTTTATCAACATACCCAACCGCATCGAGTTGTATATATCTCTCTACCAATGATTGTATTGGTGTGTTTTTTTCTTTTCTATCTATTGTTGGGTCAACCTGAAGTGCACAGATTAAGTAATCACAATATTTTTTACATTCTTCTAACATTATTATATGACCTGCATGTAATAGGTCAAATGTTGAACATGTTATTCCAACTATTCTATTTTGTTTATCCATCTTTTCTTAAAAGGTTATAATTTTTTTCAAAATACTCAATAGTTTCCTTCAAACCTGTATATAAAGGTGTGAATTGAAACTTTGGTAAATAATTTTTTATTTTTGAATTGTCACTTGGTTTTCTGAATTGTCCATCAGGTTTAGATGAATCAAAAATCACGTCTCCTTTAAAATTCATTAGTTCGACAATTATTCCCACAACATCATTAATTGACACTTCTTCTGAGGTTGATAATATAATGGGTTCATTTTCATTATAATTATGTAATACCCATTCTGTTAGTTTTGCAACATCTTGACTAAAAATAAATTCTCTTAATGGTTTTCCTGATCCCCATATAGTAAGTGGTGTTTTATTTTCTCTTGCCAAATAACACTTATGAATTAATGCTGGCAACACATGACCATTCTCAAGATCATAGTTGTCATTTGGTCCGTAGATGTTTGTTGGAATAACGGATTTATAATTTAAACCGTATTGTTCGTTGTAAGCCCTAATTTGAACGTCCGTCATTCTTTTTGCATATGCATAAGCATTGTTAGAAAAATGTGGTTCACCTAAGTGAATCTTTTTTTCTGTTAGTGGGTAATCCACTTTGTCAGGAAAAACACAAGTCGATAAAAATGCCACTAAGTTTTTTACACCTGAAAGTCTTGCACCCTCAATTACATTTGTATTCATCATTATGTTATTATAAAAGAATTCTCCTTTATAATTCATATTGGCGCCAACACCACCAACTTTGGCCGCACAATGTATAATACCGTCAAAACCTTTCAACATTAATCTGTAAGTTTGATCCTTATCAATCAAATCATATTGTTTTGAAGATGGTTTAAAATATTGGTCCCCAATAAATTCAGAACCCACTAATCCATTCCCACCTGTAACTAATATTTTATTTACCATAATACTCTAACCAATATTCAATCATTTCATCTAACATGGTTTCAAAAGTGTATTCAGGTTGCCATGACAGATCTTTTCTTAATTTAGATGAATCACCTTTTAAATTTTCTAATTCTTCAGGTCTAAAATGTTTTTTGTCAATAACTATATGGTCCATATAATCCAAACCTAATGAGCTGAAAACATAACTACATAGATCTTGGACAGAGTGAGATACCCCTGTCGCACAAACATAGTCGTCAGGTCTATCTGATTGTAACATTAACCACATAGCATAAACATAATCTTTTGCGTGACCCCAATCTCTAGTCGCAGATAGATTACCAATATTTAGTTTATCTTGTAAACCAAGACTAATTCTAACCGCAGCTTTAACAACTTTATTTGTTACAAAATTAGTTCCTCTTCTTGGAGACTCATGATTAAACAAAATACCATTCCAAATCTTCATTCCGTAAGAATTTCTATAGTTCCTACAGATATTGTATGAAAATACTTTGGCACACCCGTATGGTGATACGGGATTCATTGGTGTGGTTTCTCTTTGATATCCGTCTTCGTCAATTGAATTACCAAACATTTCTGAAGAAGATGCTTGATATACTTTTGATTGTGGAGATACGATCCTTATTGCTTCTAACAAATTTAAAGTACCAACACCTGTTACATTTGCGGTATAAATTGGTTGATCAAAACTAATTCTAACATGAGACTGTGCCGCTAAATTATAGACCTCATCAGGTTGTACTTTTGATAAAATACTAATAAGAGACCCCATATCAGTTAAATCCGCATACTCTAAGTTTAATTTATTTTCTTCTCTTAAATGCTCAATTCTGGTGGATTGGGTTTCAGATACTGAATTTCTTTTTACTGTACCCCATACTTCATAGCCCTTTTCTAAAAGTAGTTCTGCGAGATATGATCCGTCTTGTCCATTTATCCCTGTTATTAACGCTTTTTTCATTCTTTAATTTTACAATTTTTAAAAATATGAAATTCAGTTAAATCTCTGTAACCATTATTTTCATCTAAATCTGATTTATGTTCTGGATAATTTTGCATTAAACATAATCCATGTGCCGCTTCTTGAGGTGTCATATACATATTCCATCCTATTGTATCAATATTGTCTTCTTTATAATAAACTTCATTTCTACCCTCATATCTGGATTTTCTAAACCATTTGGCGGCTTCTTCATCGTCTGTCAATATCATACCACCTTTACCAATACCTAAATTTTTTTTGATGTGAAATGATAAACACATAAAACTATTTTTTATAAACATATTAGATGTAAATCTTTTGGCCGAGTCGTATATTGGGTAAGGTTTTAGTTGATATAACCCTGACCAATGGTTGGTTTTTGGGGTCTTATCAAAAACTACACTTCCGCCAGCATTTATGATACTCATAGGTACTGATAGATAAGTTTTTGATGGGATAGTTACTTCTGTAACATTTAGGTATTTACAACATAGAAAAATAGCGTTTGTACAGCTATCGACTGAAATTGCAAATTTGGCACCTGTATATAGTGCCACCTCTTCTTCGAACATTTTTACAATGTTATACGGGTTGTGTTTTTTAATTGGCATTTTTTCCTATATAAAATCCTGTTATGTAATTTTTTTCTAAAAATGGTAAACTGTGACTAAACATATTATTAAATTCTTCACTTTCAAAAATGTTACCGACTATTTTATTATTTAAAAAATAATCATGAGACCACAATACTTTTAGGTTATTAAATTTTTTTAATAAACGTAATTCTTTTATTACATGATCATGGTCATGACAACCATCCTGTACTACAAAGTCATATGTATTATTTTCAATTAAAAATTGTAAAGAGTCGGAAATAATTTTATTGAATGGGTATAAATTTTCTATATTACTATCAGGATAATCAATTATGTCTACAGTGTCAATCTCACATGGATAACCATCAAGATCGTTATTTTTACATGCCAATAAAATATGTTCAGTTCCACAACCTTTATGTGTCCCTATTTCTAAAATTTTTTTTGGTTTAGTCAGTCTTATTGTGTTATATAACATTTTTAATTCTCTACGACCCGCACTATTATAATCTAAAGTATTTTCCCACCCATTTAAATTATTTTCATTTATCCATTTATTAAAATTCTCTATTTCACATTCAGGAAATAATCTTTTGAACCCATCCCAATATTCAGTCAATATGATATTTTCATCTTCGGTTTTTTCAGTCCAAATGACTCCAAAATTTTTTTGTATTTCTAATATTGTCATTTTTTTGGTATAAATTTTATTAGTTTATTTTGTAAATCTTTCATGAATAAGATTTCTTCGTCAGTTCCTTTTTTGGTGTACGTTCTGTCAACAATATTAAAATAACTAAATTCATCTGAAATTATTTCAGAATCATGTTCAATTAGTTTTATTTTTTCAGATAATTTAAACTGACTCATTATTTTTCTTCTTTCATGAATTGTAATTTCTCTAAATTGTGGTGTTATTTTATCTGTTAAATCTTTGGCCGGACTACCCCCATAAATGTGATTAAATTCCATATTTTTTGTTATCACACTACCAACAAGAGCCATAGATTTGTCTTCGGCTATTATAGGGGATACAACACAATGACCAACAAACCAAACGTCATTACCGATAATTAATTTTTTTTTCGATTCGTAATTACACCCCTCTAAAGGGTCTCCATATCTAATATGACTCCATAATTGTGAATACGCCCCAATACCACAATTATTACCAATTGTGACACCACCAATACTATCTATAATAGTGCCTTGTCCTACCCATGCATTATGACCTATCGACAATGGTTTATACCCATGAATATTACTGTGGTGATGTATTTTACAATAATCACCAATTGTTAATTCATCAATAATTATTTGGACATTGTCACCAATATAAGTGTTATCTCCTATTACAATTTTTTTTGAGTTACCATTCAGTCCTCTAATTGTTGCACTTTCAGAAATAAAAACATTTTTACCCAATATTAAATTATCAACGTGAATATTGTTCATATTTTTTTTCATACCAAAAATCAATTTTTATCCATTCATTTTTTACATTATGGGGGTTAATTTCCTTTTGAATAACCCCAATTTTTTTAGACTCATCATTAATAATCTGAACAATTTCGTCTATATCAACTTTTACTTGACTCCCTTCTCTTGAATAATTTTTTAATCCTATTATTGATGGGAATTTATAAGGGGAACTCATAATCGTTTTAATTCCCATTAAACCTAACTCTCTAACTGTAGTATAACCATGTTTACCTGATAAATTTAAACTTAAAAAACATTTATCATAATAATTTGTTTTTAGGTTTTCTAATGTATCATAATATTTTGCATTACTAACCTCACCACCAAAAATTATTTCATAATTAATCTTTTTTTGAATTTCTAATATTATATTTTTTTGAAATTCAACGGGGTCCCTCATATATGAATAAATTTTATCACCCAAAATTTTAGGTTTAAATATTGAATAATCTTGGTACTCAAATTCAATATTGGCAAATTTATAGTTTTTAATAGGTTTTAATAATGGATCATTTATTATGAATAAATTATCGGAATTTTCTAAATCATTTAAAGTTTCACAATCCGATGGAGTTATAAACTTAATAATTTTTAACCCTCTATGATCATTAATTTTTTTAATTTCACCAAGACCACCCCAAAAAAAGCAAGGGCTGTTAATATCATAATAATCAACAAATCCGTATCTTTTTTTTAGTCTATCCGAAAATGGATAGATGCCATGATTGGCCACGTTTATTTGGTTAATTACATTCATTATTTTTCCCCAAATATCATAAATGAATTATTTAAATCTATACCCGATTTAAAAATATTTTTATATCCCCTATCTACCATATAATCATAAATTAGTTCTGCGGAGAATACGTTTAAATGTTTTCTATTATTCCAAGGTCTCCAATATATTTGACTGTAATCGGGTAAGTATAAAAACAATACTCCGCCAACTTTTAAATTGTCATACCAATAATCCATAACAGATACCCAATCCTTTAAATGCTCTAAACAGTGACTAGAAAAGATATAATCTACATTTTTTTTTGGTAGGTTATTCGCGTCGTAACCATCATTAAAACTAATGTCTATTGGTATTGATCCAGGAAACGACCATTCTGTCTTCATACACCCAATATCATACCCTTCCCCTTGACATACATGTTTGGCGAATGGTATTGCAAATTGAGATGCGTTTCCTATTGATTGGAATTTGGGGTATTCGTACCCTTTAAACGTTATTTTTTCTATCATAAAATATTATAAATTAACTTTGATTGTGATTTTGTTGTGATGTCTCTAATGACGCCATCGTAGTTTACATGATAAAATAAATTTTCTTTTTGATTAAGTAAAGAATCGTATAGTAACCTGAAAGAACTATCAATAAAATGTAGTTCCGCACTGTTTTCCATCAAATAACAATAATCAAATATATTTGAGGTTAATTTTTTATTTGGTTTAATAACCTTTAAGTTTTTATTCACAATCTTGGTGTTATTAATATTGATGTTTCTTTCATTATCATCATGTACAAAAACATAATCATTTTCATTAACATCATACATCTTAAATATTTTTTTTTCAGACTCGTAGTCCCTCTCTACGTAAAATTTATCCCACCTATATTTAAATGGTAAATTATTTTGTAGATAAAAACTATCATCAAATTCTTTAGAGTTAGGGTGTCTACCGAATCCGGCAATTATAAGATTCTCTTTACTTATATTGTTTACGTGTATAAAGTTTCTTGCAAAATCATCATCCCCTACTAAGAAACTTAAATTTTTTAAATCCTTGTACATAAATCTGACACTATCTAAATTATGTTCTTTAACAAACATGGTATATTTTTCATTAGGTTTAATCATACATCTAACTAAACCGTTACAAATTATATGATCCCCAAGACCTAAATGGTGGTATATATATTTCATTATTTACAAGAATTGTAAAGTTTATCCATTTCATCAAAATGTTTAACATAATGAAATGTAATGTATTCACAACATTGATTAATTTCTAAATTAAAAAATAAAGGATTTTGTGATCTGAACCTAAAATCATCGATACTTATTATACCCAAATCTCTTAATTTGATTCCTAAAGTAACATCTGAATATCCCGTATTAGTCACCTGAATTGTTTTACAAACTTCAGATAATATTTTTTTACTTATCAAATACCCCGCACCTCCAGAACAATAAGTAAGGTTGGGATCTAAAGGCCAAGTCCCTTTCAATACCGACCCATGTACCATATTATCATTAGCCGTTTTTATATATTCAATTAAATTATTAACATTAACGAATGTATCGTCATCACAGAAAAAAAACCAATCATAATCAGTCTTATTATCGTTAACATATTTTAATGCGTTTATATGTTTTTCTTCATTTGAATTATAGTGTGTTTTGTCAGATACTTTAATTATATTTTTTTCTAAATCTTCGTGATCCGAATAAAAAATATGATCAATATCTTTACCCCATGTTTTTATGACATTATCATATCTATTTGGAAACATGGATCCGTGTAATATTAAAACTAAAATTTTCATAATAAAATTAAATGATCATTAGTTAATGGTTGTTCATTGATGTTTATTCTTTCACCAATAAATCTTCCGTTTTGTCTTTGAATTGGGAAAGGTATTCCCTCAAAAAACTCATCGTGAGTTATCTTATCGTTACCAAAAAAATTATAAACTTGAGCTAAAAAATTTTGATCTTGTCCATAAACATGTTGGTTGTGTTTTGAGTATTCATTAATCATTTTTGTTATATTAATTTTTTTAGAATTAACTCCCCACATACCTCCTAAAATTCCCATCGTATGGTTACCATAAGGTATTTGATGAGCCGGATGATCCCTCATGACATGTAATGATTTATTAGAATTAATCCATTCATCTACGGCTAATTTTTCTCGTATTGATATTCTAGAATCACAATCTCTAAAACATACGTATTCTGAATCATCTATATCGGCGGCCAAAAATCTCCAAAACATACCGTACATATCTGAATAGGACATATCAAATAATAAAACATTATTCTCAAATAATTGATCAATAGTGTTTTTTGGGACAGTATTATTGTAGTAAACCACCATTCTCCAATTTGGATATATTGTATTAATTAATTCAGAATTCCTTATTGACCCTATATTGTATAATGGGTTATCTCCCCATAAACTAAAACTTAAATAATTCATAATAAATTTTTATATTGAGATTCAAATTTATCTCTACCTATACCTTGAGTTTCGTGTGAGTCAAATTGAAAGTGTTGGATTTTACCTTCTAAAATTTTGTATTTTAATTTACTTAACAAATAAAAAATACTTATTGACCTCTCAACTTCATGACCTGAGAAATAAGATAATTTAATTTCATCTACCATTGGAGAAATCCAATTCATATACTTGTCAAAAGTTTCTTTTTTCATTGAATGATTTGAAGTCATACTTACTGTGGTGTTCCCATCTAAAGACAACACTAAATCATACAGATTAATTTGATAAACTGAATTTAATGATGATATGATTTTTTCCACCCATGGCAAATGACCAATATAATTAAAATCCCTAACCTTCAAAGGAATAAAACCTATTATATCATATCCTTCATCGTAACTATTATTAATTTGAGAAACTAAATCGGATGAAAAATTAATATCATATTCAAAAAGATTTACATAATCAGACTCTATTAAATTGTTTTTCCACAAAGCGTACCAACCAGTAAAAGAAGTTAAATTAGGATAATTTTCTATGTTATATTTTAAATCTCTACAAATTATAACTTCATTTAAATCTTTTATTTTGTCAACAGGTTTATCACCAACAAAGACATATTTTACGTTCTCAATGTTTGAGAATTTACCAAAATGTATAAAATCAATAACTATGTTTTGATCGTGAACAAAGATGAATGTTTGCATTATTGTAATTTATTATTAAATAATTTATTGTAGTTTTTTTCTATAAATGGAAATAAGGTGTTTGTGTAATCATAATACTCACCTTTCTGATTTTCTAAATCTTTACCCCTTGTCTTACTTTCAAAATGGTAAGCAACTAAAGACCCGTCATATAAGTTTGTAAACCCTATTAATCTACATGTCAAGTTTAGTTCAACATCTTCAAAACATGTTGTGTATGTTTCATTAAACCCACCAATTTTTTCAAAAACGGATTTACGAATCATCATTAGAGCGGCAGTATTCCCCATAACTTCTTTTATACCTTGTGTGTAAGAATAATAAGACCCCAATGAAGAGTGAGTCAAATGGAATTTTTTTGGGTCCGAAACTGGTTGTAAAATAACCCCATCGTGCTGAACTGTGTTGTCCTCAAAATGTAATCTACACCCAACAGTACCAGCTCTTGGGTACTGTTTATAGATTTTCAACATCCCACTTACAACATCGTTTAATAATTTAACATCATTATTACAAAAAAGTAAAAACTCAATATTTTTGTCTGTAATTTTTTTTACAACATCATTATTAATTTTTGCAAAATTATAATAGTCATATTCAAGTAGAGTAATGTTTCCTTGTGTTGAAAACTTATCTTTCATTAAAATTAAATTTTCATGTTCGGATCCAGTGTCAGCAATAAAAAACTCAAATAACTTCGGGTCAACATTTTCATAAAATGAATCAACACAAGAAAATAAAAGATCCAAATTATTTTTTGTTGGTACAATTATTGCGACTTTACCAAAATTCTTTATTGGTTTGTTTTTTATTTCCAAATAATTAACACCATTTGGTTTAAGATCTAATGGTAATTTATTTCCCCATTTTTCAACAAATTTAACCCTACTTTCCCAAAACTCTTGATTTGGTTGACCAACAGATTCGTGAGTAATTTCAAAAGAAGAAGTAACACCAATTTTTACACCATCCAAATAATTAGGAACACAAAATAAATGATCGTAAAAGTGAAACTTCCCAATTGTTTCATCAAAAGTGTGTTTTATTTTTGTTTTATCAAATGAGATAAATAAACCGTCAATTGTTACCACAGGTATTAATGATGGTAACTTTACTGAATATTTATTAACCCATTTTTTTTGACCTTCAGGATGGTGATAAACTTGTCCCACCATAGTTTGGTGCATTTTTTCCCAATAAACACCTGACTCAGGAAAATAACAACTTCCTGCTTTTCCTATAATACCAAATTCAGGATTTTTATAAAAATCTTGTAAAAGTTTTTTACCCCAATTTTTTTCTAATTTGATATCGTTATGACAACAAACAACTATATTATGATTAGACTGAGTTATACCACTATTATAAACTTGTGATAATGAGTATTGATTGTGATTGATAAATTCTAAAATTTCTACATCTTCTAAACCAACAGTTTGTAATAAATGTTTTTTGAAATTAGAATTATATTCTAAACCTTTATGGGTTGAGTAGATTATAGTTATCATTTGTAATTTGCATTAAAATAGTCTTTAGCTCTTAATTCGTCATCATTGTACATGTTTTTATTGAACATTGAAGAGTGTCCGTGACCTACTTCTGAAAAGTATCCATGTTTACAATATTTGTAGATATCAAAATGTTTAAAGGTATAACCCTTTAAAACCATTTGTCTAAACCACACATCACCAATATCAATTCCGTAGTAACCTCCTAATGGACTAACTTCCCCATTAGGAATGCATTCCTTGTTATATTTTTCAACATCAACAAGTTTACACCATTCGTTTACCCTGCATTCTGGCATTGGTAAAGGGTTATTTTTATCTAAGTTTTTTCTTGATTGGGTGTAAGTCCTTGTTTTTGGGTGTTTATTAACAATTTTTATAACTTCATCAAATTTAAGTTTTTTACTCAAATTTTCATTTAATTTTTCACCACTACAAACTCCTTCATATTCTAAAGGACAATTCCAACACTGACCAACATCGCCAATTACAAAATTATCATTCATTTCAGATAGTAATGTTGACACAATGTCGTCAGTAAATAAAACATCGTTATGTATTATAAGAAGATATTTTTTATCTGTTTTTTCCAAACCATATTGATATCTCAAAGATAGTCTATAATCAATGTCAACGATACATCTAAAATTTTCAGAACGGTTTATCCATAAATAATGTTTTGGTATATACCTCTCTAATTTTGAGTAGTTTAAATTTTGTTTTATTATTTCAAAGTTATAGTCGTTAGGTTGATTTTTTTCTTCAATGAAAAAAATTTTATCTATGTTTTTTCCTGAATGTTCAAGAAGACTTTTTAAAGTGACTAATGTTTGATATGGTTTACCAAACACATTTACGCACACATCAATTTTTTCCATTTTAAATTCCTGTACTCCCGAAACCGTTATCGTTTCTATCTTTATCTTTTATTTTTTCTTTTTGTTTCATTCTAATCCATTTTCCCGAAACAACCGGACATAAAACACCTTGAGCTATTTTTTGTCCTTTTTTTATTTTAACGTTTTCTTTTGTTGTATTAAATACAATCACTTGAATTTCTCCTGTATATCCTTGATCAATTGTTCCTGGTGAATTTAATACCATTAATCCTTGTTTTAATGCCAACCCACTTTTTGATCTTACTTGTAATTCATATCCATCGGGAATGTTAAAGTGTAATCCTGTAGGTACTAAACTTCTATCGAAAGAGTGAATCCAAACATCTTCTGTGGAATATAGATCAAATCCTGAGTCTGTTGGGTAAGCGTGGATCGGGTCCATTGCGTCAGGATGTGATTTACTAAATTCTAAATCTAAAAGATATGCGTCTCTTATTGCTTCAGAATCTAAATCATCAAAATCAATACCCAATGCATCCATGAATTTATCATAATCAGTTGGTGAGTCGCCATCAAAAGAATTTAACATTTCTAATAAGTCATCAAAATTCTCTTCTTCTGGTTTTTTATCGTTTTCTATCATTTTAAACTTTTTAATTTCATTATTGCATCTATCAACACATTTACATCTTTTTCACAGTAATCTGATATTTCTTTTAATCTATTGTGACTCCAATATGCTTCGTGAACCATACCACCATTGACTTCACCATCTTTTGGTGTTGGGATGTCCAAACACGCACACATCAAATCCAAAGAACCAATTGCGGTGTATGCTCCGTATTGCCAAATTTCTTTTGTGTCAATTGCTTTAATCTCCCAAGGTTTTGTATCGTATGAAGGAAGAATCTTTGATGGCATAATTCCGTTGATAATCATTCGTTTTGCCAACATAGGGATGTCAAAGTTTTTAAGGTTATGACCACAAAGATAAAAATCTAATTTGTGACATCTATTCAATAGATCTCTCACTTCACTAAGTAATTTGTGTTCATCATCACCTGAGAATGTTTGTTTTTTTGTTTCACCATTGTCTAAAACAAATGCCATGGAAACACATACAATTTTTGCAAATTCAGGAACAAGTGCTGCTCTTTTTCTAAATACTATGTCCATGTGTTCTTCTGTTGACCTATCTTCTGCCCATTCTTTATCTTCAGGAAATCTTTTTAAGAACCAATCAAAATACTTGTCAAACTGCTCTGCAACTCGAGGATTTGATTTTATACAAGTTTGATAGTCTTTGCAACCACCAACTGTCTCTATATCTAAAAATAGAATTTTTGTAATTGGGATATTAATCATGTGTTATTTAATTAAGGATTTGTAAAATGAAGCTCTTTCGTGTGTTACCGTATCTAAATGGTATTTGTGTTTTACAGTTTCGTATAATCTTTCACCAAGATCAACAATCATGTTTGGATTGGTAACCAATTTTTTAATGTATTTAGACCAATCACTATGGTTTTTTCGTTCATCAACTAAAAGTGCGTTACCGTCAGTAAATTCACCATTTTTCAGTGCGTGTTTTAAATCGATTGTGTAAGGACCAACATTTGATGCAATTAATGCTTTTTTATAGAAACCCGCTTCAATAACTTTAAGTTGAGATTTCATTCTGTTGAAGACATGGTTTTTGATCGGAGCCAATGAAATATCAAAGTTTGAGTAATTTCTTGCGTAAGAATCGACAGGTCTTGTCCAAACCCTAACATAATTTTCGTTTTCCAAATCAGGATAAACGGAATCCCCAAAGTTATCTAAAAATTGTTTGTACTCAGGTGAAACTATTTTATAGTTATTTGTAAAAATTTCTTCATATTTAACCCAAACAGTTTCTTCAGGTTTTATTGGTCTTTGTTTTTGTTCTCCTGTTTGTTTGTTTAACTCGGTTACAGTTCCTCTAATATCAAAACCACAAACATAAAATTGTAACTTATCTTGGATTGGTTGTAACTTACTTACCATACCATCTAATAATTTCAAATCATGTAGGTGTGAGGAACCTCCTAACCAACCAACTCTAATTTTGTCTGATGGTAATGTGGGTTGAGTAAATTGACCCTCAGTTGGGTCAATTGCGTTAGGTAGAACTATAACATTTTTATTAAACTTTCTAATTTCATTTGCAAATATTTCTGTTGTAGTAGTCACATAACTTGCGGCTTTAAGATTTTCAATAATCTTTAGGTTCATTTTATTCTCAATAATCAATTGATGTATTGGGTGTTCTTTAGTTGGTAACCAATAATCATCGATATCTGCAATCACAACAATACCCATATTTCTCAAAGTTTTAATTAGGTTTGGGCAGTTTTCTATTTGCCCAAAACTTCTATGAAAATGAACTATTTGATATTTTTTCCAATAGTATAGATCATTAATTTTTGGTGAGTAATCAATATCAACATGAAAATCATCAGGATATAAATTTTGGAGTTTTATGTGTGGAGATACCGATCTGAATTTACCAACACCACTTGTGTCCGACGGTAAAACTAATACATTAATTTTTGACATATTTTTTTCTTTGTAAAATTATAAGTCAAAATTTTAGAATAATCAACAAAAAAACCCACTCGTAAAAAGTGGGTTTCCTAATTCTATTGTAAAATATTATTTACTCATTTTTTTTACTTTGAGGACTTTACCTTCAAATAAATGTTGTCCTACTCTAAACTTAAACATATCTGAAGATTTGCTCTCTTGTTCCACCAAAAGACCGTTTTCAGATAGAACCTCCTCAACAGTCTCTCTCACAACTTGTTTTATTTGATTAATATCTAAACCAAATGATTGTGATGTGGTTTGTTTTTGTTGTTTTCTTTGTGGTTCTTCTTTATAAGGATCTCCTTTGGCGTTTGTGCCCATCAATCTTGACGCCTTTGAAATTAATTCTTCGGATAAAACACTATTTGTGGGCATACCCATGGTAGGTTGTTGGATTGGGTGTTCCATCATTAATTTTTTAATTTCATCAGGTAATTTAGAACTTGCAATTCTATCTTCTATTGGGACATTAGATTGTCTTGGTTGTGATACAGGTCTTGATTCTTCTAATAAATCTTGAGGTAAATTATATCTTGCCGCTGGAGCTTCGTAATTCTCAACCATGGGGCTTGAAAAATCGTTACCCATGTTTATGTTACGAGATTGACCTCTACCCATATCATTGTGTTTTTCCATGATCTGTTTTGAGATCATTAATTTTTGTAGTAGTTCTGCTTCTGAATTCATATTATGTTATATTTTAGTTTCCAAATACTGCGTTAATTATCATTCTTTCCATACTCCTATCACCTGTAGGGTTATATCCAGGTCGAGGTTGATTGAATACTCCTTGAGTGGGTCTAATAAATTCCATTTTATCCACTCTAAAAAATCTCCAACTTGGAAGAGGTTTTTCACCTAAATAAGCTCTGTGTGAAGATCCTTCTCTATCCCAAGCTCTTAGTACAGGATTACCTTTTTTACTGTAACCATAAGCAACAGGTTCAATAACCCTTAATCCCTTACCACCAGGTTCGTCACCGTTATAATAAATAACACATACCTTTTTATTTCTTATAGCATCAGTTATTTGATCAGCTGTTGCTACTTCTAAAATAAGTTTATTTAATGTGTTGTAAAGTTTCATTACGCCGCAGGTGTGGTATATGGTTTGTTTGGTTGATATTCATTAACTTTAATTTCGTTTTTTCTCTCTATGATATCAATAGAAGAACCACCATTAACGGTGTCTAAAAAAATACCAGTACCTTTTCCTGATTCATCTCCGTCAGAGAGAGCGTCAGGGTTTACGGAAGAATATGGATTGACAGTTTTATAATCGTTTTTTACTATCAAACTTTTTCTTTGTAAATCAGCAATAGCAGTTAAGTCATTTGCTGGTTGTGCGAAGTCTAATCTTTCTGTTTGCATTTTAAATTATTTGTTTAATTATTTGGTTTATTCTGTCAAGATCTTCTTTAATTCTAATATCTTGAGTAAAAGTACTATGATCTTTTGAAGGTCTTATCATATCGGCAATTGGTCCTAAGTCTTTAACAAGTTTGCTGTCTATTTCGTCTGGCATTATGTTCTCAACCTCAGGGTTTGTTGCATCTTGTTTTCTCAAATCCTGAATAGTTGTTTCTACCCAGTTTTTCATATAGTCAGCACCATTTAATATATAAGGTGCGTCAGTTCCATCACCACTATAATTATCGAACCAACTTTTAATTCTACCTAATTGTTGGTAAGTAACATATCCAGTGTCCCTTAGTTCTTGATTTCTTTTGTGACCCTCAACACTACTATCCGAATTTGGGATATATTCAAAGCAAGATTGCAAGTATTCAACAATTTCTTTTGGTAACTCAATTGTTTTATTATATAAATTACTATTCACCTTTTTTTAATTGTTTTAATAATTTTTCGATATCAATATCTTCTTTATCCGCTAGTTTTTTTACGGCCTCTAAATTTCTTAAAAGTAATTTTTCAATAACACTTTCTGTCCCATCACTATCTTTTGTTTTTTTAACAAAGTCTTTGTCTTTTGATTTTTTTGAAATTAATATCTCATCAATCATCTTTTCCATTTTTTCTTTTTCTAACTCGGACAATCTCCTTTTAGTAAAACAGTTTTTACATTGACCTCTTTTCTTTTCAGATTTTAATTCTTTATCAAGATTTTTATCAAACCCAAGTCTCTGAACTCTTTTTTTTCTTTCAAATGGATCCTCAACGCCCATTTTCTTCAAAATTTTGTTTGCCTGATCGTAAGTTGATGCGTCTTCTGTTTCATCATACCCGAAAGATTCAGATTGGTCTATTTCACTAATTGTTTTACCATTACCTTCCTTTGATTCACCATAGTAAACTCTTACCCAAGGGAATTGATTTACTCGTGACATACGAACTGTTTGGTCCATAGTCTTTTTCGCCAAATTTCTTTGATTTAAAATCGGAATACTTGAACTAACTATAGATCCGTCTGGATTAACTAATTCCCCAAGTTCACCGTCAGGTTTTTCTTTTGATTTTGCCTTTTTATCTAAAAGGTTGTGAACAAACTCTTTTGTTAATTTTTTTCCTGAATTTAAAATTTTTGATATTACTTTTTGTATTTCCTCGAAAACTTCTTTATCGACAACAATTACATCATCAGTTTTTCTTGATTCTGTTATAGTGTCCGATACTGCATAATATACGGCAATTTTATCTCCCTTTTCTTTAAGAAAGAAATAATATGGTGTTTGAAAATACTCTTGGTTCAATCCAATCATGATTAAAGTTTCTTAATAAATACTTTGACTTGTTGTATTTATAAGTAAAACAAATGGCATATCAGAATATAAATCAATATAATTATCCAAAACTTAAATTGCAAGTCATTTATGACGGGCAGGATATGTCTTTAGCGTCGGATGAGGTTGACTACAATCAAGAGGTTGTATTCTCTCCGTTTCTTATTGGTTTAGATGACGGTAAAAAATTACCAGTCAATTTAAATCTTAATAGCCCAATGACCACTCAGAACTTAAATCTTGTTTATGGTCAATACAACTATAATAATGTGATTGTTTCTGAAAGTTTTTATGATCCTAAAGATGTTGATTTTAAATGTTTTAGTGCAAACACTCTTTGTGATATAGGACTTACTGGTGTTGACAATGGTTTAGTTAATAAAATTAAAGGTGATGTATTACAATACACAAACGGATTTTTTAACGACAGTGAAAAATTTGATCGACTTGTTTATGATAGACGAATGAAGTTTATTCAAACCACAACTAATGTTCCTGATAATCATAAATTTTCTGGCATTCCTTTATATACAACATATCAAATGGTCTCTAAAACAGCACCAACAATAGGGAGATATGTTGAACTTTATGGTGGTTTTTATCAAGGATTCTATAAGTTATTCGGATATGACTATAATATCCTTCCTGAAAGAATGAATAAAGGTTGGACAGTTGAAATGGTTTTAAAACCAAGATTTGTTGATGAATATACCCCACCGCCAGGATATACAACTTTAAATCAAATTTACCCAAATAATAAAAACACTTTTTTCTATTTAGGATCAAGAGCGGAAAATAAATTTTATCACTACGCCGATGGAAGTCCTAAATGTGATACGGGATATACAAGAGTTACATCAGGTTTGACATGTGAAGAAACATGTGCTTGTTGTGATTATTCTATAAACAATAGTAGATGTATCTATGTTTACCCACCAAGACCAAAAGGTGGGGTATATGATCCTCACTTAAATTATGGTTGTAATTTATGTCAAGGAAATTACCAAGAAAAACTTACATGTGGTTGTGGTTGTGACTTAGAACCTTGTGAAACTTGTGGATGGATGTGTTTTGAACATGTTTGTTCAGGAATAACAGTACCAACACCAACTCCGACCCCAACCCCATCACCAACACCACCTTGTGATACTTACCCAAGTGTTGTGGTGTGTGAACCAACAACACCGTGTTGTACATCTTGTCCTAATTGTGGTTGTGATACGTGTGGATGTCCACCTGCGGAGCCATCAAACATTTTCCAATCAGTTGAGGATACTTGCGAAAAAGATCCAAAAATGGATGATTTGTCAAATAATTTATCTTTTAGACTTTGTGGAGATCCAAAAAATCCTGGTATAGGTATCAGAGCAATTAAAATTACAGGTGGGTGTGAAACAACAGGAACTTGTATAACAGGTCAAACTTATACCACAGGTTACACAATCGTAGACATTTGTACACCACCAATTTATCCATATTGTCTACAAGTAAATCCTGCTTGGTTAGAATTGGAACATTGGTTTTTAATTGATGTTGTTTGGGAAAGATATACATATCTTGATTACTGTGATCTAAAATGGTTTGGTGGTTTAGATGATATCACAAGAGTAGAACTTTTACAAAGTCTTGCCAATAATGATATAGCATTAATAGCACCACCATATACAAATGGATATGAAATACCTGGTGAAATTGAAATAGTACAACTTAATCAAAGATGGTTAGACGATACAAAGTTCAGATTGGGTAGGTTGAAAATTTATATTAACGGAAGAATATTTTATGTGGTTGAGGATTTTGAAGAAGTTATTCCAAGAGCATTAGATACTGATAAAGAAAAACAAGTTGCAGTTCCTTTCAATATGTCTTGGGGTGGGGGGACACAAGGACTTCACGAAAATCTAACATTATCTGCTTGTACTGCGACCACTCAAGGATTATATATACAAGATCCGGAATGTTTCCCTGAAAACATTCTAAACAACACATCACTTAATAAGTTAAAAACACATATATTATTAGAAGAAAATTTCGCAGGAACTTTTGATGG